TTCACCTGAAGTACCACTTAATCCGCTAGTTCCGCTTTCACCTGAAGTTCCACTTAATCCGCTAGTACCGCTCTCACCCGAAGTTCCATTCTCACCCGAAGTTCCATTCTCACCTGATGTTCCATTCTCACCTGAAGTTCCATTCTCACCTGAAGTTCCGCTTTCACCTGAAGTTCCACTTAATCCGCTAGTTCCGCTTTCACCTGAAGTTCCACTTAATCCGCTAGTACCGCTCTCACCTGAAGTACCGCTCTCACCTGAAGTTCCATTCTCACCTGAAGTTCCATTCTCACCTGAAGTTCCATTCTCACCTGATGTTCCATTCTCTCCCGAAGTTCCGCTTTCACCTGAAGTTCCGCTTTCACCTGAAGTACCACTTAATCCGCTAGTACCGCTCTCACCCGAAGTTCCATTCTCTCCCGAAGTTCCATTCTCTCCCGAAGTTCCGCTTTCACCTGAAGTTCCACTTAATCCGCTAGTTCCGCTTTCACCTGAAGTTCCACTTAATCCGCTAGTACCGCTCTCACCTGAAGTACCGCTCTCACCTGAAGTACCGCTCTCACCTGAAGTTCCATTCTCACCTGAAGTTCCATTCTCACCTGATGTTCCATTCTCTCCCGAAGTTCCGCTTTCACCTGAAGTTCCGCTTTCACCTGAAGTACCACTTAATCCGCTAGTACCGCTCTCACCCGAAGTTCCATTCTCTCCCGAAGTTCCACTTTCACCCGAAGTTCCATTCTCTCCCGAAGTTCCATTCTCACCCGAAGTTCCATTCTCACCTGAAGTTCCATTCTCGCCTGAAGTTCCATTCTCGCCTGAAGTTCCATTCTCGCCTGAAGTTCCATTCTCTCCTGAAGTTCCGCTTTCACCACTTGACCCTGAGGTTCCTGAAGTTCCTGAAGTACCAGTTCCACCACCTGAGGTTTTTAAGACTAAATCTAAGTCGGTAATACCACTAAGATACCAATATTCAACAATATCAGTTACTCCCGTTAAAATACCCACAGTTAATCCAATATATCTATTTGCGGTAATAACACTGGTGTTAGCAAATGTTGTACTAGAATATGGCCCAAACCTACTATCTAATGGTTTTGGTGAAAAAGTTGTTAAATTATCATTTATTATAATACCCATATCTTTAAGAATTTCTTAGTTGCATTACGCCCGTTGTAGTTGTTTGATAATTAGAAATATAAATATCAAAATTTATGCTACTCCAGTAGCTGCTAGGACTTGTAACCGATTGAATTATCGGTGACCCAAATAAATTACCACTTCCACCAATACCACCACTATTCAATGAGTCAACAAACCAAACAGTTTTGTCAGTATAATTTGAAAAGTGAGCAAACCATAGATATTCGGACGATGCGGCGAATGTGATATTAATAGTTCCTGATGCGGAAGATAGAACTTTATTTGCCGAGTTTGCTTGTATTGCACTTGAGATACTACTTGCGTTTGGTAATGTACTTGATACCCCATAGAAAAATGGATAGATACCTGTATACGTCACCACCGAAGTTGCAAAATTATTTGACGAGTCTTGAGGTGCGTTAGTACTTCTAACTAACGGGGTTCGAGTATCATTAACACCTTTATTATTTTTTTTAACAACTCCCGCAAGATAATTACCATCGGCATTATAAGTTGTTGTCGTAGACTGATTACCACCTGTTGGTGCTGGTATAGTATAACTATCGGTATATGGGGATGGACTTATTGTGAATCCCGAATTTGGATTGTTTAAATCCGTATAACCGAATTGTGCTGGTATGTCTGTTGCCGATGAACTTGATAATGTTGTGTCAGTTAAAATCGGTGTCCCATCTCTAAAAATCCTAAGTTGATTATAAATTCCTGCATCATTTTTAACCGCAGAAACCGTTATATTTGAGGTGAGATTTGACCCAACCTCAACAGTTGAATTTGATACACCTCCTATTGATATTGTTGGTATTGTATATGTTGGGGGTTCTGTCGGGAATAGTAACTCGTCAAACAACGAAACAAAAGTTTTACCCGATAATTGAGCAACGGTGGTTCCTCCTGATAATCCACCAACGGCACTTGCCATAGAAATCGTAGGGTCTAATAAGGTATTATAAGTTGTGTATAATACACCACCATCAACACCTAACCCCGTATTTGCCGAAATACTAATATTAGAACCCGTAAATGATGAAAAATATATTGCTTCAGTCCTTCCAGAACTTATAGGGTTATAATTAACGATTGCCAACAACGAGTCTGAATAACCTGTTGATGCTAAGGGGAGTGAGGATATTGGTAAATCTGCCATAGTTTAGTTATAAATATTATACTTTAGATTATTGTGTTTATTATGTAATGATTATTCTACCCCCATTTTCTTGTAAGATTAGGAATAAATCTTCTTGTGATAGGTAGTTACTCCCTGTTGTTGGTGTAGGTGTCGGAGTTGGCGTTGGTCCAGGTGGTGTAGGTGTAGGACATGTGTTATTAATACAAGGTAAACCAATAGTAATTGTAACATCAGACCCCGCAACTGGTTGACTACCACAATAATAAACCGAAGTTCCTGAATATACCACAGTGTTTAATATAGTACCATCACACTGTGTTAAACTAATTGGGTAATTTAGATTACCATATAAATTGTTAAATCCAATACAATCACAATCACCATGTGTTGGTGATGGTGTCGGTGTTGGTGTTGGTGTCGGTGTTGGTGTGGGAGTAATACAAGATATTATTTGGAAATAATCACACGACGTACTATCGGTTACTTTTAATATTATTTGGGCTGCAGGTTGTAATAATGTTGGTACTGTAACGGTAATTGGAGCTGAAGAAACACCTGTCGCAACTACATAGCAATAAGTTAACGTAACATCACAAATTGTAATGGTATACGGACTAACACCAGTAAACGAAAGTATTTCAATTGATTGCATTACTATAAATATACACCTGAACGGTTTACCATAAATAGATAATTAACTAAACTTGGGGTATAATTTTTGAGTTTTTATTTTATATTTTACTTATGAAAAAAATATGTCTTGATTTATCGGAAGCAAAGGCAATCGGGGATACCCTTTGCTCAACCCCCGTACTTAGAAAACTACATCAATCATATGACTCAAAAGTTACCGTTGTAACTAATTTCCCTGAATTATTTAAAAATCATCCTTTGGTTGAAAAGGTTTACCACTCGAATTCGGTTAATTTAGATTTCATTAAATCTAATTTTATAACTCATAATTCATTTTATGAGAATGGACAAAAAAATAACCGAGGAGTTGAGTTTAAACATAACCGTATTGACATTAGACAATATCACGCAATTAAACTTGGTTTTATGTTAACCAAAGATGAAATGAATATTGATTATATTCCTGATGAGTATGAACCAATTAAAGGATTACCTGAGAAATATGTACTAATACACCCCGTCCAAAATTGGCCAAGCAGAACTTGGGATGCGGTTAAATGGATGGAATTAAGTAAAAAATTAAACGACCATAATATTAGTGTAATTTCAGTTGGTAAAGACTCAAGTGAGGTTGGATTTTTTAATGTTAAAAAACCAATTTTTAATTTTGAGATTAAAAATGGCCTTAATTTAATGAATAAAACCACATTAAGTCAATCGTGGCATTTAATTAATAAATCATTGTGTTTTGTCACAATGGATTCAGGATTACTTCATTTAGCAGGAACAACTGATTCAGAAATCATTCAATTAGGAAGTTCTATCAATTACGAATTTAGAGCCCCATATCGAAATAATTCACAAGAATATAAATACCATTATGTTGGTGGTGGTTGTAGTCTGTTTTGTGGTTCAGATATAAAATACGGAGTTAAAGAATGGGGGGATATCCAAGGGGTACCACCTTTAATTAATTGTTTAGAAAATAAACCAACATTTGAGTGCCATCCCTCAGTTGAGCAAGTGTTTAATAAAATTTTAGAAATTATATGAAAATAGGAATATTACTTTCCGCATACAACTCCGAAGAATATATTGATGAGTGTTTACGTCCTTGGATAAACTTAAAAAATGAATTAGACATTACTATTGGTTGTAATAGTGGTATGTACCAGGAATATATTAATTTTGGATTTAAACCAAAGAATAAAGAGACTCTAACTAAATTAATAAATTATGAATTAGACTTTTTAATCACCACAGGAATGAAATCATTGTTTGGTGAAAATGAGAGTAAGAATAATGTTTTACATGTCTTAAAGAATAATTGTGATTTAGTTTGGATTGTGGATTCTGATGAGTTTTACACCGAAGACGAAATTAGAAATATTTTAAATTTTATTCAGGAAACACCTCAATACGATTGGTATTCGGTTAACCTTAAAAATTACACATTTACAAAACAGTTATGGGTGGATGGTTTCTGTCCACCAAGAATTTTTAGAACCAATAGGAATGGAGGGATAACTCATTTTTATTTTGACAACCATATCTTATATAACGATGGTGAAACTTTTGAATCTAAACCAACAATTTCGATACCAAGAGATATTGCATGGGTTAAACATTATTCTTGGTTAAATGAGGATAGTAGGTCTAAAGAAAAAATCAGTTACCAACAACAAAGATTTGTCGGTGGTTGTTCATTTATTTGGGACGATAAAACCAACTCTTTAAAATATTCAGAAAACTTTTACGAAAGTCGTGGTTTGGAAAAACCAATTTTACACGAATCAATTGATATCTCCTCAAATGAATTTACAATTGATTTTATTAGAAATGAGAATAAATTTTATATTAAAAATATAACTAAACCACAATCACTAAATTTTAGATTTTTTGATGGACAGACAGGGGACCAAATTTATGAAACATTTTTAAACATTCTACCCAAAACAACTTATTTTGTGTGGCCGTCATCAATTATATTTCACGAAATTAATGAGTTCAAAAAATTCAGAGTTGAGGTGACATTAAACAAACAAATAATCCATAACGAATTTATACACATATAATATGAATAATATTTTTACAGTAACTAATATTGAAGAGAATGGTATAATCCATTTTGACTTTAATGGTGATGACATAAAAGAAATATACGAGGTCTCAATTATTGATAACAATACGGGATTAACCGTACATAAATCAAACATGGGGTTACGAAAAGGAACCAATTGGTGGATATCGACTGGTGAATCTAACGCAAAAAGACTTAGAAACATAACCTTATCCATTATGTATGGTGACCTACAATATTCTCAGGAATTAAAACTATTTGGTCAAAATAGATTTTTAGTAATTAACTCAAAACAAGTTAAATTATCTCACTTGGGGGATGATTTATTTCCAATTGTTACTGAGATTTTTTACGATAAAGTATATGAGAGGGATTTTGTTAGACTTAGCATCAATGATACGGTTGTTGATATTGGGGCGAATTACGGAGTATTCTCATTATACTCACAAATGTTTAACCCATCTAACGTTTATGCGGTAGAACCTCTTAAGGCTACATTTAAAAGTATGAAAAAGAATCTTTCCGAACACGGAGTAACTTGTATTAATAAGGCGGTTAGTAATGAGAATGGGTTTGAGAAATTTATGATAACCGAAGTTAATGGTAATAATTTTTCACAAAAAAACGAAAGTGGGTTTCACCCATCAACAGTGATTGGTGAAGAGATTGTTGAGACTATCACTATTAACCAATTAATTTCTGACTACGATATCGACAGAATTGATTTTTTAAAAGTTGATTGTGAAGGTGGTGAGTTGGATTTATTCCGAACAATTGATAAAGAATATTTACAAAATAATATTGGTAAAATTGCAATGGAATACCACTCAAAAGAAATTTACGATGAAGTTTTAGATATACTAAAATCAAACAACTTTATAATTGAGGATACTTTAGGGTCTAACGATATCGGATTAATTTACGCATATAATATTAATTTAATAAAATAATGAAAAAGAAAAAAATATTAGTTGTTTCTCCTCATTTAAGTACTGGAGGAGCGCCTCAAGTCACATTAAATAAAATACAATTAATTAACAATGAATATGAAATCAAATGTGTTGAGTACGCATTTGTTGCTTGGACGTTTGTCGTTCAAAGAAATCAAATACAAGAATTACTTGGTGATAATTTCCATTCTTTAGGGGAAGATAAAAACGAGTTAATTAGAATTGTTAATGAGTTTAAACCTGATGTTGTTAGTATGGAAGAATTTCCTGAATTTTTCATGGATGATTCTGTCACAAAAGAATTATATAGGGAAGATAGGGAATACACAATATTTGAAACCACACATGATTCTAGTTTTTCTGTTTCACATAAAAGATGGTTCCCCGATAAATTTATATTCGTAAGTGCGTATAACGCATTTAGATATTCTATATATGATATTCCGTATGACATTGTTGAATACCCTGTAGACTATAAAGAAAAAAATAAAAAACAAAACCAAGAATTATTAGATTTAGACCCAACATATAAACATGTTTTAAATGTTGGATTGTTCACGGCAAGAAAAAATCAATCCTATATTTTTGACATCGCACATAAATTAAAGGATTATAAAATAAAATTTCATTTTTTGGGTAATCAGGCCGAAAACTTCCAATCATATTGGGGTCCGTTGATTAAAAATAAACCTGATAACTGCGTTGTTTGGGGAGAAAGAAAAGACGTACAATCATTTATTGAAGCGTCGGACTTATTCTTGTTTCCTTCAAAAGGTGACAGAAACAATAAAGAATTAAACCCAATCGCCTTAAAAGAGGCTTTGGAGTATAGAATCCCAATGATGATGTATAACTTGGATGTTTATTGTGGAAAATACGATAAGTACGAAAATATAACATTTTTAACAGGAGATATTAATCATGATACATCAAAATTACTATCATTATTAAATCCTTATAAAGAAAAATATGATAATAATGAGTTAGTTATTGTTGGTACTTATCCGAATACTAAATCACGAGAAAAATTAACTATCGAATGTATTAAGTCTGTTAAAAAATTAGGTCGAAAAGTAATGTTGGTTTCTCATTATCCAGTGTCGAACGATATTCAAAAAATGGTCGACTATTATATTTTTGATTCAAATAACCCAACAACAGAACATTCTTATTATACTAAGTTTTATAATTATAAATCAGAGTTTGATGTTGAGATTAACATTAACGGATTAAAAGATACTAACCAATCATTACCTGTTTTAACTAATTTAATTAATGGGTTTAAATCCGCAAAAGATTTTAATTTTAATAAAGTATTTTACATAACCTACGATGTTATATTACATCATGATGATATTGAATATGTTAATCAATCATTTAAATTGTTGGATGAAAAAGACGCATTCTTATGTACTTTACCTACGGCGTTTAATGTTGGTATTGAGACTACCGCAATGACGTTTAAAACTGATTTCTTTTTAGAAAAATTTTCACATATAATAACTAAAGAAATTTACAAATCAGAATGTAGAATAAATAATTGTCAAAACTTCTTAGAGGATTTCTTTTATAAGAAATTAATTCACGAACCAACAGTTAATGTCATTACAAATGATAGTCATACATTCTTAATTAATTCAGGTAAAGGAGTCTCATCTAATTCAGAATACTATTCTATATTACCAATTATTAATAACGAGAATAAATGGGTGTTTTATTTCTACACATATAATATTGATGACAGAACAGTTAGTGTTGAGATTAATAAAAATAACGAAACCATTTATTCTAAATCATTTAATATTCTACAAACCCGAGAATTCTTAAAAGAAATTGACTACGATGGAGTTCCAATAGAGATTAAGTTAACCTTTTTTGAGGGTGGAGTTCAATATAAATCAGAATCTTACATATTAAATAATGAAACAATAATTAGTTACAAAAATAATGGATGGTTTAAGTATAAACGATTACCTAAAATTAAATTAGTTCATTTACAAACAACAAATAACGATGAGAGAGAAATCTTATCAAGAGAGTCGTTACAACAAGTATCAAAATACGGTATTGAATATGTTTTACATACAAATGAACTATACAAATCTATACCTCCATCACATAATTGTGTTAGACCACAATGTGTGTCTATGGAACTTTTTGATGAAGAGACAACAAACCGACTAGGTACTGCACTAACACCAGCACATTACGGATGTTTTGAATCATTTAAAAATGGTATTATATCTGAATTCGATAAAGATTTGGATTTCTTAATTGTTTGTGAGGGAGACTGTTTAATTGAGGTCCCTATTGAGGAATTCATTGATAAAGTTAAACAAGTGTGTGATACCGTTATCGAATCGGACATACAATATTTTTCATTTGGGGACACTAAAACATTAGACTTCGCTTGGCATCAATCAAATGTGATTAAAGAAATCCCGAACCAAGACTTGTTGTTTATTACTGATAAAATTATTGGGTTACAATGTATTATGTTCCCAAGAAAAACTAGAGAATTCTTATACGAACAATTACGTAATCATAAGTGGGATTGTGCTGACTCATATTTCAACCTTATTTTTATCGAACATGGGTTAAATATGGGTATTCTAAAAAACAGAATTACAACTCAAGCTGATGGAGTGTCATTAATCGATAAGGAATTTAAAACATTTATTAAGTAATGAAAAAATTAATAGTTATCGGAGCATACCCGAATACACCAAAAAAAGAACAAGTTCTAATTAATGAAATAAACTCATTAAAAAATAGTGGTTTTGATTTTATGTTAGTTAGTCATTACCCTGTATCAATTGAATTACAATCAATGGTTGAGTATTATATTTACGATAAAAACCAAACTTTAACACCATTAGATAAATCACCGTATTATTGGTTTAAAACCGACTCTTTTTTCTTAAGGGTTAATAACTCAAGACATTCGTTACCGATTTGTCAAAATATGTTTAACGCATTTAAATTTGCCGATATAAAAAAATACGATTTTGTTTATTTTATTGAGAATGATAATTTATTCTCGGAAAATGATGTTACAAAATTAAATCAATTGGTTGATACTATGGTTGAGGAAAGAAAGAAATGTATTTTCTTTAAACCTGAGGGGTATAGAGATAGTGGGTCTTATGTTTATGAGACACAACTATTCGGGATTACACCTTCCTACTTTAATGAAATTTTAAAATTACCTGTCACAGAAAATGAGTGGTACGAACACTTAATGCCGTTAACATTAGAGTTGGCGTTTTTCCAAAAATTACAACATTATGAGCATGAGTTTTTAATAATCAACGAACACTCAAGTGAGTATTTTAATGAAAGTGATATTAATTTATTTAGGGTTGAGAATTTTATGATTGAGGTATTACATAACGTTAAAGACCCATCAACACCAATATTATATTGTCACAGTGGTGTCAGAAATTCATATGAATATCGAGTCGTTGTTAAAATGAATAATAAAGTCATTACAGATAAAATTGTTTATCCTACACATTGGTTTTATATACCACTATCTTTAAGAGACGATAAATTAATAATTGAGGTGTACGAAAATGATACAATAGAATATGTGAAAACATTAGTATTAAATGAGGATAGTTTAGAACAAATAAAAGAAAAAGGATTAATTGAATTTAATTAAATGAAAAGAGATATTAGATTAGTTAGTATATTTAATAAACCAATGGTGGTATTTGATGGCCCTGAATGTATTTCAGATGACATAGTAAAATACAATAATTTTTGGGAATTTAAGATTGTTAACAAATGGTTACATTTTTTTCCTAAAAACGGTCTTTATCTGGATATTGGGGCTAACATAGGTAATCACTGCGTACAATTAAAACATTATTTACCAAATATATCTATTTGGGCTTTTGAGCCGTATTTTGAAAATTATGAATTACTTAGATTAAACACTAAACAATTGGATAACGTACATTGTTTTTGTTTAGGTGTTGGTAGTTGTAATTCCATGGTACATTTCGACAATGGTCATGACTCTAATAGTGGTGTTGTTAAAGTAGTTGAGTATAGTAATAACACTAATTTAGTAATTTCTTTAGATACATTTAATTTACCCGAACCCGTTAAGTTTATTAAAATTGATGTTGAGGGATTTGAAAAATCTTCGTTTGAAGGAATGGTTAATTTATTAGAAAAAGATAAACCGATGATTTGGTTAGAAGATATTGGTGGGGACGCGGTCACGTTTTTACTAATGAAAGATTATATCATTGTCGATTCTCAGGAAGAGAGTAGAGATTATTTAATGGTTCACATAACCAACAAACACAAATATTAAAATGAAATCAATTTGTTTAGTCGCGTCTCACACACCAACAAAAGAAAAACAAGATGCGTTAAGAAATTTAATTAGAAAATTAAAAAAAGAAAAAAAGGACATTTTTCTAATAACCCATAGTTTTACCCCATCTGACATTATATCTGATGTTAACTATCATTTTTATGATAGTGAAAACGAATTTGTCGACGAAGACAATTTAAAAGGATGGGGTCACATTGAACTTTTTGGAAATACCTTGGTAAGTAAAGATGTTATAAAACAATCAACATCAATTTTACCTTGTACTAGAAATCTATTCTTTGGGATGTTTATTTCTAAAATGTTGGGGTATAATGTATTACATTATATTGAATACGATTCGGAAATAACCGACATTAAAGTTATTGATAATAATGACGTTTTACTTAAAGATTATGATTGTGTTTATTATTTAACAAAACGAGGGTTCGACGGGGATTCAGACCATTTATTTGGCCCATACTCAGCATATAACCTTAATTCATATACGTATGATGAATTGTTGTGGAATCGAGAAAAAATTTTACACGAGTTTTCAAAAGAAGATAATAATCTTTTAGTTGAGAAGGTATCAGAATCTTTATTAATTAATAATAAAAATTTTATATCATTTGATAAGTCAGAATTATTAAACCAAGGGCTAAATGCCGATACCATTAAAAGTAATACAGATTCTCCTGTAGTGTTTAAGACATTATTTTATGATGACAATAAACTACATGTGTATTGTAATAATAGTAACCCAAATAAAATTAACGAAAATATTGACATTATCATTAACGATAACACCTATTTAAATATTCCTATGATAAAACCAAACACGTTTCATTTTAGAACTATTGGTGAATTAAAGGACATTAAAAAAGTAAAATTATATTCAAATAATATATTAATATTTGAATATCAATTAGATGATGATGAAGTTATTGAAAAATTTAAAAAAAATAACAAATTAATTAAAAATAATTAATATGAATATAACACAAGTAACACCAGGAATTATTTCCATACCCCCAAATGGATGGGGTGCCGTTGAAAAGATAATTTTTAACTACAATAACCATTTAAACTCATTAGGTCATATTTCTGATATAAAGTATTTAAATGGGGTTGACATTAACAATACCGATATTGTTCACATTCATATCGCAAATTTAGCTATTGAAGCGTATGAACGAGGTATACCTTACATTTTTTCATTACACGACCATCATGTTGTGTATAATGGTAAAGATTCATTTAACTATCAACAAAATTTAGAAGCAATCCAAAAGTCTGTTATTTCATTTTGTCATGCGGAGTTCTTAGTGGATTACTTTAGTGAGACTGATAAATTATTTTATTTATCTCACGGAGTTGATACTAAATTCTTTAAAGTAGACCAACCTTATCGAACGGAACATAAATTATTGTGTTTAGCGAACAACGGTATTGGAGGAGACTCGTCTTACGATAGAAAAGGATTTAGATATGCTATTGAAGCGGCTAAGTCATTGGGGTTACCAATAACAATTGCTGGCCCTGAAAATAACCATAACTTTTTTGAACACCACAAAGACTTATTAGAATATGATAAGTTAACACTATTATTAACAAATCCAAATGAGGATGAGATATTAGAATTATACAAATCGCATTCAATTTTTCTACACCCATCTTGTTTAGAGGCGGGTCATCCTAATTTAACATTACTTGAAGCAATTTCTTGTGGAATACCAATTGTTGGTACTTATAGTGGTACCCAAAAAATTAAAGGTATGATTGTTTGTGAACTTAACACTAATTCTGTCATAAACGGAATACAAGATATTATTAATAATTATAATTTTTATGTGTCCCAAACACTGAAGAATAGAGAAAAATTTGATTGGTTGGTAATTTGTGAGCGTATGTTAAAAATGTATGAAGTAACTAAATTAATTAAAAAAGAATATAACTCAAATGATACAAAAGAATTATTAGTTGATAATATTGAAAATACAGAAAAATTTGTACCTGTTGTTGAAGAAGATATTGATTGTGTTATACATTTCGTCAATAATCCTTTTTTAGAAATTAAAGGTTCTGGCGTAAAGTCATACAAAGTACAATTTTATGATAAAGAAAATTTATACTACTCAACCGAGTTAAAACCAAATATGTGGACTAAACTATCTAGACAGTATTATACTGATTGGGATGTTAAAGTTCTTGATGGTGAGGAATTAATTTATGAATATAAACCAAATTTTATTAACAAAAGAGTATTCATTTCATTCGATTCTCGTTCTCTTGGGGATAGTATTGCTTGGATACCATATGTTTTAGAATTTAAGAAGAAACACAATTGTCATGTTATTGTTTCAACATTTTGGAATAAGTTATTTGAAAAATCTTACTCTGAGATTGAGTTTGTTTCACCAGGAAGTACGGTTCATGATTTAATTGGTATGTATACAATTGGGTGGTTCTATGATACAAATAAAGAACCCGAATTACCAAATACAATCCCATTACAAAAAGCAATAACAAATATTATTGGTTTAGAGTTTAACGAAATTAAACCAAACATTGATTTTATTCCATCAGAACGACCATTTACGGAAAAGTATATTACGATTGCAAATGAATCAACCGCGGGAGTTAAGTATTGGAATAATCCTAATGGGTGGAGGGAACTAATTGATTACTTAGTATCTAAAGGATATAGGGTCATTAATGTATCTAAAGAAAGTGACCGAATGGATGGTGTGACAAAACTAAAGGACACGTCAATTGAGAACACAATGAATTGTATTCATCATAGTGAGTTCTTTATTGGTTTATCAAGTGGATTATCTTGGTTGACATGGGCATTAGGAAAACATGTTGTTATGATTTCTAACTTTACCGAACCTGACCATGAGTTTACTTCTAATTGCACAAGAATCACTAACCCATCAGTTTGTAACGGGTGTTGGAATAATCCAATGTTTAAATTTGATAAGGGTGATTGGAATTGGTGTCCTGAACATAAAGGAACAGAAAGACAGTTTGAATGCCATAAATCGATAACCTCTCAAATGGTTATTGACAGAATACAACATTTATTATAATGAATATAGAAGTTTCAATTGGGGAAATAGTTGACAAATTAACTATCCTAAGAATTAAAAAAAATAATATAACAGATAAAGGTAAACTTTTTAATGTTATTACAGAATACGATTATCTATATGATGTTGTATTTAATCAATTAAAAATTGAATCAGATGATTTTTATAATCTATTATTGGTTAATGAACGTCTTTGGGATATTGAAGACCTTATTAGAGATAAAGAAAGAGATAAGGTATTTGACACCGAATTCATAGAATTAGCTCGGTCCGTTTATGTAACAAACGATAAACGAGCAGAATTAAAGAAAGAGATTAATTTAAAATATGGGTCTCTTTTTGTTGAAGAGAAGTCATACAAGGAATATTAAAAAAGGGAGTCAAACGACTCCCTTTTTTATTTTAATATAGTATTGAGAGTGTCCAAGTAAATCGAACTTTATTTGGGGTAGCTAGACGACTACTAATACCAACAATAAACATACCGTCACATTGAGATATTGGGTCATAATATGTAACTTGTGACCCAATACATACGGACTTGGTATTTGGATTATAATTATATACATCTTCGAAAATTATAGTAGGTTGTGACACCCCAATCTGACTTAACTCTGAACATTTAACCCACGATACACTCACACCCACCTGGTCAGCACCTACTGCGGTATCGCAAAATACATGACCACAAAGATTTATTTTAAATGGTGGTACCGACGTATCGTATAGATTAGGAATTGCACAAGAACCATTCTGAGTGGGGAATGGAGTCCCAACACCACTAACTATTGGACTTAAGACAGTCCATTCACATCCATTCCATCCGCAAGCCGAGTCTCCAATACGATAATTGTCGAGAGATTCATTCACTTGAAAGTCACCAATGGTTGCTGAAGTTGAAGCAATTACATATATCTTTGAGCAGTCAATTCCAACGGTAATTGCTCCACCACCATCATCAACCGCCGTTATACAAGTACCCGCAAAATTTAAACTAACCGCACTTGATGTTACTAAAGTACCCTCATCGTAAATCGCAATGGAACCACCACCACCACCTGATGTACCTGAAGTTCCTGCAACACCCGTCAATCCGCTTGAACCTGAACTTCCTGATGAACCTGAACTTCCTGAACTACCTGAGCTACCCGAAGAACCTGATGTTCCACTTGTTCCTGATGTTCCTGAAGAACCTGAAGTACCTCTAGTACCTGATGTTCCTGAACTTCCTGAAGAACCGCTACTTCCTGAACTTCCTGATGAACCACTTGTTCCTGACGTTCCGCTAGTTCCTGATGAACCTGAAGTACCTCTAGTACCCGATGTTCCACTTGAACCTGAAGTTCCGTTTGTTCCCGATTTACCATTATAAACCCATGAAATTGTACATACATCACCACTGGTTAACACACCACTTCCAACTAAACTTGAAGAAAAGTTAATATCAAACCATGTAGTGTTATCAACTATGGTTGTTATCTCATAAATTGCAATATTAGAATTATCCCCTAATTTAGTTACTTGGAAAAATACTTTATTACCTAATCCAACAACTAACGCAAGAGCTTTAAACCAATTTGTATAATTAGTCCCAGCATAGTCTAATACATTAATTGTCAAATTGTTATATAACCCTTGAGTTGCATTACTTGTCGCGAAACGTGTTGCTAATGGGTCCAACCCAACCCCAACTCCTTTATATTCCCATCTACCTGAGTTTGACCCATCATTTGCGGTAATACCACTTGTTCCTGACGAACCTGAAGTACCTGAAGTACCTGACGAACCTGAAGTACCTCTAGTACCCGATGTTCCACTTGAACCTGAAGAACCACTACTTCCTGAACTTCCTGATGAACCTGAATTTCCGCTAGTACCACTTGAACCTGATGAACCTGATGAACCTGATGAACCTGATGAACCTGATGAACCTGATACTCCACTTGTTCCTGAAGACCCTGATGAGCCGCTACTTCCTGATGAGCCCGATGAACCTGATGTTCCACTTGTTCCTGATGTTCCTGAAGAACCTGAAGTACCTCTAGTACCTGATGTTCCTGAACTTCCTGAAGAACCTGAACTACCTGATGTACCGCTACTTCCTGAACTACCTGATGTACCACTACTTCCTGAACTACCTGAAGAACCACTTGAACCTGAACTTCCTGATGAACCTGAATTTCCGCTAGTACCACTTGAACCTGAACTTCCTGATGAACCTGAACTTCCTGAAGTTCCGCTAGTACCGCTTGACCCTGAATTTCCTGATGTCCCACTTGTTCCTGAAACGCCCGATGCTCCTGAAACTCCTGACGTACCCGCAGTTCCTGACGAACCACTTGAACCTGAACTACCTGAAGAACCACTTGAACCTGACGTTCCTGATGAACCTGAACTACCTGATGTTCCGCTAGTTCCTGAAGAACCGCTTGAACCTGAACTTCCTGACGTTCCACTTGTACCTGATGTTCCTGAAGAACCTGAAGTACCTCTAGTACCCGATGTTCCACTTGAACCTGAACTTCCTGAACTACCACTTGAACCCGATGTTCCACTTGTTCCTGATGAACCTGAACTTCCACTTGAACCTGATGAACCTGAACTACCACTTGAACCTGAAATTCCACTAGTTCCTGAACTACCGCTACTTCCACTTGAACCTGAACTACCTGAAGAACCACTTGTACCTGAACTTCCTGAAGAACCGCTAACACCTGAAGTTCCTGAAGAACCACTTGACCCTGAAGAACCACTTGTACCTGAAGTTCCTGAAGAACCGCTTGAACCTGAACTTCCTGAAGAACCACTTGAACCTGAACTTCCCGAAGAACCGCTTGAACCACTTGTTCCTGATGTTCCGCTAGTTCCTGATGAACCTGAAGTACCTCTAGTTCCCGATGTTCCACTTGTCCCTGATTTACCACTTCCAACCCAATTTATACAATGATTATAATTGTTTGTCCATGAACTAACACCTCCACTATTAACCGCCACAGACACTGTGTAAACATTGCCCGCTAATGAAACTGAGTTTACGGTATATATCCCAACCAATCCTGTTTCAACTTCAACAACTGTTATATAAGCACTACCCGCACCATTTGCAGTTACGTAGTTTTGTAACCCTGTCCACCAAGCCGATGTATCAACACTAGGATTATATGATGTTTTATTTACGTATATTGTGTTTAAACTATTAATAACGTTTACAGGTCCGTAAGAAATACGAGTTGATGCTGGTATAGTTGTATTCGAAGTATCTGATAACCATGTGATACATGATGAAGCTCCATTAACCCCACTCGTACCCGCAGTTCCTGAAGAACCTGAAGTACCTCTAGTACCTGATGTTCCGCTTGAACCTGAACTTCCTGAACTACCTGAAGAACCTGATGTTCCGCTAGTTCCTGATGAACCTGAACTACCTGAAGAACCACTAACACCTGAGCTTCCTGATGAACCACTTGACCCTGAAGAACCACTTGTACCTGAACTTCCTGAAGAACCGCTAACACCTGAAGTTCCTGATGAGCCTGAACTTCCTGATGAACCTGAGCTTCCTGAAGAACCACTACTTCCTGATGTTCCGCTAGTTCCTGAAGAACCTGATGTTCCGCTAGTTCCTGATGAACCTGAAGTACCTCTAGTACCCGATGTCCCACTTGAACCCGAAGAACCTGAACTACCACTACTACCCGAAGAACCTGACGTTCCACTTGTTCCTGATGAACCGCTACTACCACTTGACCCTGAACTACCTGATGTTCCCGCAGTTCCTGAAGAACCGCTTGAACCTGAACTACCACTTGAACCTGACGTTCCGCTAGTTCCCGCAGTCCCACTTAAACCTGAAGTCCCACTTGTTCCTGAACTACCTGACGTACCTCTAGTACCTGAAGTTCCACTAGAACCTGAAGAACCACTACTACCAGATGAACCTGATGTTCCTGATGTTCCACTTATCCCCGAACTACCGCTAGAACCCGAACTACCACTCGAACCTGATGTACCTGAAGTTCCACTAGAACCTGAACTTCCTGAAGAACCTGAAGAACCACTTGAACCTGATGACCCGCTACTTCCTGATGTACCAGCAGTCCCTGAAGTACCACTTACACCACTTGAACCTGAACTTCCTGAAGAACCACTACTTCCTGATGTTCCGCTAGTACCTGATGTTCCGCTAGTACCTGATGTACCGCTCACACCACTAGTACCACTTGACCCCGAAGTACCTCTTGTACCTGAAGTTCCTGAACTACCGCTAGAACCACTTGACCCTGACGTACCTGATGAACCACTACTACCACTTGAACCCGAAGAACCACTAGTTCCTGAACTACCTGATGTTCCCGCAGTTCCTGATGAACCGCTACTGCCGCTTGACCCTGAACTACCTGATGTTCCCGCAGTTCCTGATGAACCACTTGAACCTGAAGAACCGCTTGAGCCTGACGTTCCGCTAGTACCTGATGTTCCACTTAAACCTGAAGTCCCACTTGTTCCTGAACTACCTGACGTACCTCTAGTACCTGAAGTTCCACTAGAACCTGAAGAACCACTTGTTCCCGAAGAACCTGAAGAACCACTACTACCAGATGAACCTGATGTTCCTGAACTTCCTGAAGACCCACTTGAACCTGAACTTCCTGATGAACCTGATGTTCCACTTGTACCTGACAAACCTGACGAACCACTACTACCTGAAGAACCTGACGTTCCGCTAGTTCCTGATGAACCGCTACTACCGCTTGAACCTGAACTACCACTAGACCCACTTGTTCCACTTGTACCTGAAGAACCACTTGACCCTGAAGTTCCGCTAGTTCCTGCAGTCCCATTTAATCCTGAAGTTCCACTTGTTCCTGAAGAACCTGAAGTACCTCTAGTTCCTGATGTACCCGAACTTCCTGAAGAACCGCTACTACCACTAGTACCTGATGAACCGCTACTACCACTTGACCCCGAACTACCTGATGTTCCTGAAGAGCCACTACTCCCACTCGAACCTGAACTTCCTGAAGAGCCCGATGTTCCGCTAGTTCCTGATGTACCACTTACCCCCGAACTTCCACTTGAACCTGAACTACCTGAAGAACCACTACTACCTGATGTTCCGCTAGTGCCTGAAGTACCACTTAATCCTGATGTTCCTGAAGAACCACTACTACCACTTGAACCTGACGTTCCGCTAGTTCCACTTGTTCCCGAAGAACCTGACGTACCTCTTGTTCCTGAAGTTCCACTACTACCACTAGAACCTGAACTACCTGATGAACCGCTTGTCCCTGAAGTACCACTTGAGCCTGACGACCCGCTACTACCGCTTGAACCTGAACTACCACTTGAACCTGAACTTCCTGATGAACCACTTGTTCCCGCAGTCCCACTTGAGCCAGATGTACCTGACGAACCACTACTTCCACTAGAACCTGAAGTTCCACTTGTACCTGATGAACCACTTGTTCCACTTGTACCTGAAGACCCTGACGTACCTCTAGTTCCTGATGTTCCTGATGAACCACTACTTCCACTTGAACCTGAACTACCTGACGAACCACTTGAACCTGAGGTTCCTGATGAACCACTTGAACCTGAAGTACCGCTAGTTCCTGATGAACCACTTGTTCCACTTGAGCCTGAACTACCCGAAGAACCTGATGACCCTGAACTTCCTGACGTACCTGATGTACCACTCGAACCTGATGTTCCACTAGTTCCTGACGTACCGCTTACTCCCGAACTTCCACTTGAACCTGAAGAACCACTAGACCCTGAACTACCTGACGAACCGCTTGTTCCCGCAGTTCCACTTGAGCCAGATGTACCCGCAGTTCCTGATGAACCCGAACTACCACTACTCCCACTTGAACCTGAAGACCCACTTGTTCCACTTGTTCCTGATGAACCACTACTACCACTTGAGCCTGATGTTCCGCTAGTTCCTGATGTTCCGCTAGTTCCACTTGTCCCTGAAGAACCTGACGTACCTCTTGTTCCTGAAGTACCTGAAGAACCACTACTACCGCTTGAACCTGATGTACCGCTTGAACCTGATGTACCCGAAGAACCGCTAGAACCTGATGTTCCACTTGTACCTGCAGTCCCTGAACTTCCACTACTTCCTGACGAACCGCTAGAACCTGATGTTCCACTTGTACCAGCACTACCTGATGTACCCGCAGTCCCTGAACTTCCACTACTTCCTGATGAACCACTAGAACCTGATGTTCCGCTTGAACCTGAACTACCTGAAGAACCACTTGAACCTGATGTTCCGCTAGTTCCTGATGAACCGCTTGAACCTGAACTACCTGATGTACCTGAAGTTCCGCTAGTCCCCGAAGAACCTGATGAACCCGAACTTCCGCTTGTACCCGATGTTCCTGAAGAACCACTCGAGCCCGAACTTCCACTACTTCCTGATGTACCCGCAGTTCCTGAAGAACCACTACTACCACTTGAACCTGAACTACCTGAAGTTCCGCTTGTTCCCGCACTTCCTGATGTGCCCGCAGTTCCTGAAGAACCACTTGACCCAGAAGAACCTGAACTACCACTACTACCTGATGTTCCGCTAGTACCTGAGGTTCCGCTTATACCACTCGTACCACTTGACCCTGAAGAACCTGACGTTCCACTTGTTCCAGATGTACCACTTGAGCCCGAACTCCCTGACGTTCCGCTTGTTCCTGATGAACCTGACGTTCCGCTCGTACCTGAACTACCCGCAGTTCCTGATGAGCCTGATGAGCCTGAAGTTCCAGAAGAACCACTTGTACCTGAACTTCCACTACTTCCTGAAGAACCTGAAGAACCACTCGACCCTGATGTTCCTGAACTTCCACTAGAACCTGACGTTCCCGCAGTTCCTGATGTTCCGCTACTTCCACTCGAACCCGAACTACCGCTTGAACCTGATGAACCGCTTGTACCTGACGAGCCACTTGAGCCTGAACTTCCACTCGTACCAGCAGTTCCTGATGAGCCACTACTTCCGCTTGAACCCGATGAACCTGATGTACCACTCGTTCCTGATGTACCACTCGTTCCCGAAGAACCTGACGTACCTCTAGTTCCTGATGTTCCACTCGAACCTGATGTTCCTGAAGAACCACTTGAACCTGAACTACCTGAACTACCTGAAGAACCGCTAGTACCTGAAGACCCTGATGTTCCACTACTTCCACTTGAACCCGAAGAACCTGATGTACCATTAGTTCCATTAACACCACTAATTCCACTTGAACCTGAAGTTCCGCTAGTACCTGACGAACCTGATGTTCCGCTAGTCCCCGAAGAACCTGACGTACCTCTAGTTCCAGAAGTTCCTGAAGAACCGCTACTACCACTCGAACCCGAAGACCCACTTGACCCCGAACTACCGCTAGTACCTGCAGTCCCTGATGAGCCACTTGTACCCGCAGTCCCTGATGAACCACTACTTCCACTTGAACCTGACGTTCCACTTGTTCCTGATGTTCCTGAAGAACCTGAAGTACCTCTAGTTCCTGATGTACCCGAACTTCCTGAAGAACCACTTGTTCCTGATGACCCTGAAGTACCGCTAGTTCCTGAAGAACCACTCGAACCCGAACTTCCACTACTTCCTGATGTACCCGCAGTTCCTGAAGAACCGCTTGTTCCTGATGTCCCACTTGTACCAGTACTACCTGAAGTACCTGAAGAACCACTTGAACCTGATGAACCACTACTTCCACTTGACCCTGAGGTACCTGATGAACCTGAAGTTCCTGATGAACCTGAAGTTCCTGATGTTCCACTACTTCCGCTTGTTCCACTACTTCCGCTTGAACCCGAACTACCTGAAGAACCACTTGTTCCGCTAGTTCCTGATGAACCTGAAGTACCTGATGTTCCGCTTGAACCCGAACTACCTGAAGAACCACTTGAACCTGAACTTCCACTAGAACCTGACGTTCCCGCAGTTCCTGATGAACCTGACGTTCCCGAAGTTCCTGATGAACCTGATGTTCCGCTAGTTCCAGATGTTCCTGAAGAACCTGAACTACCACTTGAGCCTGACGTACCGCTTGTCCCCGAGGAACCTGACGAGCCACTACTACCACTTGAACCTGAAGTTCCACTTGAACCTGAACTACCTGATGAGCCACTTGTTCCCGCAGTTCCACTTGAACCTGATGTTCCGCTAGTTCCTGAAGAACCACTTGAACCAGATGAACCTGATGTCCCACTTGTACCAGCACTACCTGAAGAACCACTTGAACCTGAGCTTCCTGAAGAACCTGAGGTTCCTGATGTACCACTTACACCTGAACTTCCGCTTGAACCTGAACTACCTGATGTTCCGCTAGTTCCTGAAGAACCACTTGTACCCGCAGTACCACTTGAACCTGAACTACCTGACGACCCACTTGAACCTGAACTACCTGACGAACCACTTGTTCCGCTAGTCCCTGATGAACCGCTTGTTCCTGATGTTCCACTTGTACCAGCACTACCTGAAGTTCCTGAAGAACCGCTAGTACCGCTTGAACCTGAACTTCCTGATGAACCTGATGTTCCACTTGTACCAGCACTACCTGATGTACCCGCAGTTCCTGAAGACCCACTTGAACCTGAACTACCACTACTTCCACTTGAGCCTGATGTTCCACTTGTACCTGAACTACCTGACGTTCCACTAGTACCTGAAGAGCCCGAAGTTCCGCTTGTTCCCGAACTACCTGAAGTACCTGAAGAACCACTTGTTCCTGAAGAACCTGAACTACCTGAAGTACCCGCAGTTCCTGATGAACCCGAACTACCACTACTTCCACTTGAGCCTGATGTTCCACTTGAACCTGAAGTACCACCTGTTCCTGATGTACCTGAAGAACCACTAGACCCCGAAGAACCTGATGTTCCTGATGTACCACTTACACCACTTGAGCCTGAAGTACCCGCAGTTCCTGAACTACCTGACGTACCACTTGTTCCGCTTGAACCTGAAGACCCTGATGTACCACTACTACCAGATGACCCGCTAGAGCCTGAACTTCCACTTGTGCCCGCAGTCCCTGAAGAACCTGAACTTCCTGATGTACCTGAAGACCCACTAGACCCTGAACTTCCGCTTGTTCCCGCAGTTCCTGATGAACCACTACTTCCACTTGAACCTGATGTTCCTGAAGTTCCACTCAATCCTGATGAACCACTTGAACCTGAAGACCCTGATGTACCAGCAGTTCCTGATGAACCACTACTTCCACTTGAACCTGATGTTCCGCTTGTTCCTGATGAACCCGAAGACCCACTTGAACCTGATGAACCGCTACTACCACTTGAGCCAGACGTACCCGAAGTTCCTGATGAACCACTACTTCCACTTGAACCCGATGTTCCGCTTGTACCTGACGAACCACTTGTTCCCGAACTACCTGATGTTCCACTTGTTCCTGATGTTCCGTTAATACCAATAATTAACCATCCAGTACCATTACTCTGTACATAAAGAGAATTATCTGTGGTTAATGTTTTAGTAGTACTACCATCAATTGTTTGGCTTGACGTTGTATTTACCGTTATGGTCGCTGACCCTGTATTTTTAACAACGTATATTTTACCCGAAATACCAACTGAGGTGGGTAATGTTACTGAAAATGGGGCATTCGAAGACCCCTCGATAAGATAATCATCAGTTGACACGCTATAAGCACTTGACACTGATTTATAAGGTACTGTTACGCCACCTAAAGATTTGACCCCATTGCGGGCTATGAATTCATTTGCCATTATATTTTTCTTTTTTCACTTTCCAAAAGAAAATTCTTCTATGTTTATTAACTTATAAATATGTTATCATAACCTTTTCTCTTTTTAAAATAAAAAAAACCACCATATAATTTGAGTAATATGGTGGTTATTAATTAATATGTTTTTATTTTAGAAGACAATCCTTGTTCCTACACTTATATCCCAAGTTCCGCCTCCAATTGCTGCGTACAACTCAAGATTTGAACCTATAATTACTGTGTAGAATTTAACCGCCACCGTTGAAGCGTTTAAATCAGGTGTTGAACTATCAGTAAATGCCGTATTAGTTCCGTCCCACACTGTCATAATAATACCACTTCTCATCGCGTTTGTTCCAGAATCGTATACGTAATAATCAAATGTTGCACTTGAACCTGATGCGAATGGAAAACGACAAATTAATGTTGTTGTTGTAACACCTGTTTCTCTACATGATTGTAATGACTGATTACCTTGTTCAATAGTGTCACCTGTTATTCCTAAAGTAGTACCATCAAAGGTTAAATTAGGTTCTGATGTTATACCACCCGCACCATCTGAAGTTAATACTTCATTATCATTACCTGATACGACAGGAGATAAACCACTTGTACCTGAAGAACCTGATGTCCCACTTGTCCCTGATGTCCCACTAGTTCCTTGCAAACCACTTGTTCCGCTCGTACCCGTAGTTCCCGAAGAACCACTTGTACCCGATGTTCCTGAAGAACCGCTTGTTCCTGATGAACCAGAACTACCTGATGTTCCGCTTGAGCCCGAACTACCCGATGTTCCTGATGAGCCACTCGTACCTGAAGTTCCGCTCGTACCCGATGTTCCTGAACTACCTGACGTACCCGATGTTCCTGAACTACCTGACGTACCCGATGTTCCTGAAGAACCACTTGTTCCTGATGTTCCACTACTTCCTGATGTACCTGCAGTTCCACTTGAACCCGATGTTCCTGAAGAACCTGAAGACCCGCTTGTTCCTGAAGAACCTGACGTTCCACTTGTACCACTAGACCCTGAACTACCTGAGGAACCACTTGAACCTGATGTTCCACTTGTACCCGCAGTTCCTGAAGAACCCGAACTACCACTAGAACCTGATGTTCCCGATGTTCCACTACTTCCGCTTGTACCCGCGGTTCCTGATGAACCCGATGTTCCACTACTCCCTGAAGTTCCTGATGAACCTGAACTACCTGATGTTCCGCTTGTACCCGCAGTTCCTGATGAACCACTTGTTCCTGAACTACCCGAAGAACCCGAAGTTCCACTACTTCCACTAGAACCTGATGAACCCGAAGAACCGCTTGACCCCGATGTTCCACTACTTCCACTTGTACCCGCAGTTCCTGAAGAACCGCTACTTCCTGAAGAACCACTTGACCCCGATGAACCGCTTGTTCCTGAACTACCCGATGTTCCACTACTTCCGCTTGTGCCTGATGTACCTGCAGTTCCTGAAGAACCGCTTGTTCCTGATGTTCCTGAAGACCCCGAACTACCACTAGAACCTGAAGACCCCGAACTACCACTTGAACCTGAAGTTCCGCTAGTTCCTGAAGAACCACTTGACCCCGACGAACCTGAACTTCCTGACGTTCCACTAGTACCCGCAGTTCCTGAAGAGCCGCTACTACCGCTTGAACCTGAACTACCTGAAGTTCCTGATGAACCACTTGAACCTGATGAACCGCTACTACCACTTGAGCCAGACGTACCTGAAGTTCCTGATGAACCTGATGTACCTGCAGTTCCTGAAGAACCACTTGTCCCACTAGACCCTGATGAACCTGATGAGCCACTTGAACCTGAACTACCGCTAGTGCCTGATGTACCCGAGCTACCACTTGTTCCTGACGAACCACTTGTTCCACTTGAGCCCGAACTACCTGATGAACCTGATGTTCCTGATGAGCCACTCGTACCTGAAGTTCCGCTAGTTCCTGAAGAACCTGATGAGCCACTCGTACCTGAAGAACCGCTAGTTCCTGAAGAACCTGAAGTTCCACTAGTTCCTGAAGAACCACTTGTCCCCGACGTTCCTGAACTACCCGATGTACCACTTGAACCTGAACTACCTGACGTTCCCGATGTTCCACTACTTCCACTAGAACCTGAACTACCACTAGAACCTGATGTTCCACTTGTACCTGAAGAACCGCTTGACCCTGATGTTCCACTACTTCCACTTGTACCTGCAGTACCTGAAGAACCGCTTGACCCCGATGAACCGCTTGTCCCACTAGACCCTGATGAACCTGAACTACCACTAGAACCTGAACTTCCTGATGTACCTGAACTTCCGCTAGTACCTGATGTTCCGCTAGTCCCACTTGTACCCGCAGAACCTGAAGTTCCTGATGACCCGTTAGTTCCTGATGAACCACTTGAACCTGAAGTTCCGCTAGTTCCTGAAGAACCACTTGTCCCTGACGTACCTGAACTTCCGCTAGTTCCTGATGAACCACTTGTACCTGATGTTCCGCTAGTACCTGATGTTCCTGAAGAACCACTTGTCCCTGACGTACCTGAACTTCCGCTAGTTCCTGAAGAACCACTTGAACCTGATGACCCTGAACTTCCACTAGTTCCTGAAGTACCACTTGAACCTGAAGTTCCGCTAGTTCCTGAACTTCCGTTAGTTCCTGATGAACCACTTGTTCCTGATGAACCACTTGTTCCTGATGAACCACTTGTTCCTGATGAACCGCTTGTTCCTGAAGTACCCGAAGAACCTGACGTTCCACTTGTTCCCGATGAACCACTTGAACCCGATGTTCCTGATGAACCATTAGTTCCTGAAGTACCCGAAGAACCTGACGTTCCACTTGTTCCCGATGAACCACTTGTACCTGAACTACCGCTAGTTCCTGATGAACCTGAACTTCCTGACGTTCCGCTTGTACCCGCAGTACCTGACGAACCACTAGACCCTGAACTTCCTGATGAACCTGAACTTCCTGATGTTCCACTTGTTCCGCTAGACCCTGAAGAACCGCTTGACCCCGATGTTCCGCTAGTTCCTGATGAACCACTAGTTCCTGACGAACCTGAAGTACCACTTGAACCTGATGTTCCTGAAGAACCCGATGTTCCTGAAGAACCATCTGTTCCGCTAGTTCCTGACGAACCACTTGAACCTGATGTCCCCGATGAACCTGAACTACCGCTAGTGCCTGATGTACCCGAGCTACCACTTGTTCCTGACGAACCACTTGAACCTGATGACCCGCTTGTACCTGAAGACCCACTTGTTCCACTAGAACCTGATGTCCCACTTGACCCTGAAGTTCCTGATGAGCCACTTGTTCCGCTTGAACCAGATGTACCACTTGTTCCTGATGAACCATTTACACCACTAATACCACTTGAGCCTGAAGTTCCGCTACTACCATCCGTTCCTGATGAACCATCTGTTCCACTTGTACCTGAACTACCGTCAGTTCCGCTTGTTCCTGAAGTTCCACTTGACCCATCTGTTCCTGATGAACCATCTGTTCCACTAGTACCTGATGTTCCTGATGAACCATCTGTTCCACTAGTACCTGATGTTCCTGATGAGCCATCCGTACCTGAAGTACCACTAGTTCCTGAAGAACCATCTGTACCACTTGTTCCGCTAGTTCCTGAAGAACCATCAGTTCCGCTAGTTCCTGAAGAACCATCAGTTCCACTTGTACCTGAACTACCATCAACACCACTTAATCCACTTGAACCTGATGTTCCTGAAGTACCTGAACTACCGCTAGTTCCTGATGAACCTGAACTTCCACTTGTTCCCGATGAACCATCAGTACCTGAAGTACCACTAGTTCCCGAAGAACCATCTATTCCTGAAGTTCCTGAAGAACCATCAACACCACTTAATCCGCTTGAACCCGATGTTCCTGAAGAACCATCAGTTCCGCTTGTTCCTGATGAACCATCGGTTCCACTAGTACCTGATGTTCCTGAAGAGCCGTCTGTACCTGAAGTTCCTGAAGAACCGTCTGTTCCTGATGTTCCTGAAGAACCGTCTGTTCCTGAAGTTCCACTTGTTCCTGAAGAACCATCGGTTCCACTTGTTCCTGAAGAACCATCGGTTCCACTAGTACCTGATGTTCCTGAAGAGCCGTCTGTACCTGAAGTACCACTACTTCCTGAAGAACCATCAGTTCCCGAACTTCCGCTAGTTCCTGAAGAGCCGTCTGTACCTGATGTACCGCTAGTTCCTGAAGAGCCGTCTGTACCTGATGTACCACTAGTTCCTGAAGAACCATCAGTTCCTGAACTCCCACTAGTCCCTGAAGAACCATCTGTTCCGCTTGTTCCTGAAGAACCATCTGTTCCTGAAGTACCTGAACTTCCACTTGTTCCTGAAGAACCATCTGTTCCGCTTGTTCCTGAAGAACCGTCAACACCACTTAATCCACTTGAACCTGATGTTCCACTACTCCCATTAGTTCCACTTGTTCCTGAACTACCATCTGTTCCTGAAGTTCCACTAGTACCTGAAGAGCCATCTGTTCCCGAAGTTCCTGAAGAACCATCTGTTCCTGATGAACCATCTGTTCCGCTAGTTCCTGATGAACCATCTGTTCCACTAGTACCTGAAGTACCTGATGAACCATCTGTTCCGCTAGTGCCTGAAGAACCGTCAGTTCCGCTTGTTCCTGAACTACCATCCGTACCGCTTGTTCCTGAACTACCATCAGTCCCACTTGTTCCTGACGAACCACTTGTTCCTGATGAACCATCTGTTCCTGAAGAACCACTGGTCCCCGATGAACCGTTAGTACCGCTTGTTCCTGATGAACCATTCACACCACTAATACCACTTGAACCTGACGAACCTGACGAGCCATCTGTCCCGCTAGTTCCTGAAGAACCGTCAGTACCACTTGTTCCTGAACTTCCTGAAGAACCGCTAGTCCCTGAAGAACCATCCGTTCCACTTGTTCCTGAAGAACCATCTGTACCTGAACTTCCACTAGTTCCTGAACTTCCACTAGTTCCTGAAGAACCATCTGTTCCTGAACTACCGTCAGTTCCGCTAGTTCCTGAAGAACCATCAACACCACTTAATCCACTTGAACCCGAGGTTCCTGAACTACCATCTGTCCCACTTGTACCTGATGTACCGCTAGTTCCTGAAGAGCCGTCTGTACCTGATGTACCACTAGTTCCTGAAGAACCATCAGTTCCTGAACTCCCACTAGTCCCTGAAGAACCGTCAGTTCCGCTTGTACCTGAAGAACCATCAACACCGCTTAATCCGCTTGACCCCGATGTTCCTGAAGAACCATCAGTTCCGCTAGTTCCTGAACTACCGTCAGTACCCGAACTTCCACTTGTTCCCGATGACCCATCTGTTCCTGAAGTACCTGATGAACCATCTGTCCCTGAAGTACCTGAAGAACCATCTGTTCCACTAGTACCTGAACTACCATCTGTTCCACTTGTTCCTGAGGAACCGCCTGAACCTGAAGAACCGCTTGTACCAGAACTTCCACTTGTACCTGAAGAACCATCAGTACCCGAACTTCCACTTGTACCTGAAGAACCATCAGTTCCGCTTGTTCCTGAAGAACCATCAGTACCGCTAGTTCCTGAAGAACCACTTGACCCCGATGTTCCTGAAGTACCTGAACTACCGTCAGTACCGCTAGTTCCTGATGAACCATCTGTTCCTGAAGTACCTGAACTTCCACTTGTTCCTGAAGAACCATCTGTTCCTGAAGTACCTGAAGAACCATCAACACCACTTAATCCACTTGAACCTGATGTTCCACTTGTTCCTGAAGAACCATCTGTTCCGCTTGTTCCACTAGTACCTGAAGAACCATCAGTTCCGCTTGTTCCTGAAGAACCATCAGTACCGCTAGTTCCTGAAGAACCGTCTGTTCCGCTTGTTCCTGAAGAACCGTCAACACCACTTAATCCACTTGAACCTGATGTTCCACTTGTTCCCGATGACCCATCTGTTCCGCTAGTTCCACTTGTTCCTGATGAACCATCTGTTCCGCTAGTTCCTGAAGAACCGTTAGTACCACTAGTTCCTGATGAACCATCTGTTCCTGAACTACCGCTTGTCCCTGATGAACCATCTGTTCCGCTTGTTCCTGAAGAACCTGACGTACCATTAGTTCCGTTAACACCACTAATTCCACTTGAACCCGAGGTACCACTTGAACCATCGGTACCACTTGTTCCTGAACTACCGTCAGTTCCACTTGTTCCTGAAGAACCATCAGTTCCTGAAGTACCTGAACTCCCACTTGTTCCTGAAGAACCGCTAGTCCCTGAAGAACCATCCGTTCCACTTGTTCCTGAAGAACCATCTGTTCCTGAACTTCCGCTTGTTCCTGAACTACCGTCAGTTCCGCTAGTTCCTGATGAACCATCTGTTCCTGAACTACCGTCAGTTCCACTTGTTCCTGAAGAACCATCAACACCACTTAATCCGCTTGAACCCGAAGTGCCTGAACTTCCGTCAGTTCCACTTGTTCCTGATGAACCATCTGTTCCTGAACTTCCGCTAGTTCCTGATGAACCATCTGTTCCTGAAGTTCCTGAACTACCGTCAGTTCCGCTTGTACCTGAACTACCATCTGTACCACTTGAGCCCGATGTTCCTGAAGAACCATCTGTTCCACTAGTTCCTGATGAACCATCTGTTCCTGAACTACCGTCAGTACCGCTTGTTCCTGAAGAACCGTCAATACCACTAGTTCCTGAACTACCGTCAGTTCCACTTGTACCTGAACTACCGTCAGTTCCACTTGTACCTGAACTACCATTGGTACCACTTGTTCCGCTTGAGCCCGATGTTCCTGAAGAACCATCTGTTCCTGATGTTCCTGAAGACCCACTATTTCCTGACGTACCTGAACTACCATCGGTCCCACTAATACCTGAAGTCCCTGAAGAACCATTAACACCACTTATACCACTAGACCCTGAAGTTCCCGAAGAACCATCAGCACCTGAAGTTCCCGAACTACCGTCAGTTCCTGAAGTTCCTGAAGAACCGTCAATCCCACTTGTTCCTGAAGAACCTGACGTTCCTGAAGAACCGTCAGTCCCACTTGTTCCTGAACTACCATCAGTACCTGAAGTACCTGATGAACCATCAGTACCCGAACTTCCACTAGTCCCTGAAGAGCCGTTAGTCCCTGAAGAGCCGTTAGTCCCTGAAGAGCCGTTAGTTCCTGAAGAACCACTACTACCAGAAGAACCACTACTACCTGACGTACCCGATGTTCCTGATGAACCACTTTCACCCGAAGAACCCGATGAACCCGATGAACCGTTAGTTCCTGAAGAACCGTTAGTTCCTGAAGAACCGTTAGTTCCTGAAGAACCACTACTACCAGAAGAACCACTTGAACCTGAACTTCCTGATGAACCACTTGAACCTGAACTTCCTGATGAACCACTTGTTCCACTAGAACCTGATATTCCTGAAGTACCACTTGAACCTGATGTTCCTTTAGTTCCTGAACTACCCGAAGAACCGCTACTTCCTGATGTTCCACTACTTCCTGAAGAACCACTTAAACCTGAAGTACCATTTTGACCACTTGAACCTGACGAACCATTAACACCACTTGTTCCTGATGAACCATTAACACCACTTGTTCCTGCAGTACCTGAAGTACCAGCAAGGGATAGAGCATCCGCAATTTGTTGGATACTTGCTTTATATGATGAACCTGCGGGGTTTTGTGATGTATCACCCGTAATGACAATGTGTACAATGTCATCTGGAGATACTATCGGAGCTTGGGTTCTGTCGGTCAGTCTTTGATAATTCGGCATCTTTTTAGTCTATATGTATAAATATGAATCTTTTCATAATTTGGTTTTTATTGGTCTTCGAATATATAAATATTTGCATCCATGAAAATAAAGATTTCTCCGTCTTGATAAATCTTACCTTTCTCGTCACAATAAATTATTCCGAACTTTTCGCACCCCAAAGAGTCTATGATTTTTATTCCAACGGCGGGGGCTGAATTGAATGTGGTTGGTAGTACAATAGATATTGATGGAGGTACTTGAGTGTTAATAGTTGAAATTAAAACACATTGATTCCCATACACATCACACGCATATAAATCATACGGTAATGTAACTCCAGAAACTCCAGTAATCTCAATTTGTGTCATATTGAATAAATAGTTAGTATTTACTTTAACTCTTTTTTAAAACAAAAAATCCCCCAAGGGTTGGAGGACTTTATTTATGTTTTTATAGTTATTAATAAGGAGTGTCAGAACTACGTGTTATTGCCCCAACAATAACGGTACTACCTAAATTACTAAGGTCTTGTTGAAAAGAGGGTGAATTTAATGAGTCAATTAAAAGAACACAGTCACCATCATTAATTTGATTAGTGGACGCACCTCCGTAAGGATTTGCACCTTGTATTGGTAATAATGAACTTTTGGGGGTTGTAAACCCACTTGTATATACAATATTTCTACATATCCTTATATCAGTAAGTTTCGCATCTAAAAAATTACTACTCGATAGTAAAGAGCCAAAATAAATTAAACCAATAGTGTTACTAATCAGAGTGTTAGGTATTCCAACGGCAGTTTTGTCATTACCATCAAAATAGACTTTAACTTGACCATTGTCACATGTAATTGCAATGTGTTGCCAAACATTTGTTGACAATGGTAGAGATATCGCATTACCAGTGGATAATCCGTGAAGACAACTATCTGATGGGTCAATATATAAATTTAAATCACCACCACCAAATGAAGCACTTTGACTAAATATGTATTGGTTACTACCTGTTGATACTGGATTTCCAAAATACCAAAATTCAATTGTAAAGAATTCATTAACTGTACCAATATGAGTAGGAATAATCCTTGCCGTATTAGAACTATTTGGAAATATTAACGAACCTGGATTTACTTCCCAAGAAGACCAATGTCCAAAACCGTTCATCCAAATATACGCCTCGTCACCTGTTGTGTAAGTTTTACTACTAACAAATCCCGCCTTTTCAACAAATGAAATTTCATTTAACGACAACGACCTCCAAAATCCTACATACGCAGAAATCCCTAACGGATTTGGTTGTGTTCCTGTTGGAACTGAGTGAGCGATTACATACCCAAGGTCTTCATCGGGTCCGTTCCACCATTGAATTCCACCTGGTTGTAATGTGTAGTCTTGGTCGTCAACCCCAATAGTTAATGTACTATTAAATACTCGGATAGCCCCATTGATTAGTGATAATGTTGGATTATATGCAAATGGTCTTGATGTTGACATAGTTTTTTTTTTATTTAATAAATATCTTTTATTTTTATTTTATTCTTAAACTTAATATTATAAACCAATTGTTGGTGTTACACAAGGGGTGCGAGTTAATGTTGGTGTTGGTCTTGGAGCACGAGTTGGTTTTGGGGTTGGTGTTGGGGTGGCGCAAGGGTCAAAAGTAGGGGTTGGTGTTGGGTGTAGTGTTGGAGTTGGTGTTTTGGTTGGTTTAGGCGTTTTAGTTGGTTGTGGGGGGCAAGGAGTGTCTGTTGGTGTTGGTGTTGGCGTACTTGTAGGAATAGGAGTTGGGGTACTTGTAGGTGTTGGTGTAGGTGTTGGTGATGGAATTGGTCTAACAACAGTTAAGAAGTTAGGGCAGTCAGAATTAATAACTAATATAGTATAAACACCATAAACCTCTCTTGGGGGAGTTAATAAGTTAGGTTCAAATAAAAAAGGTAATAATACATCACCTAAATTAATAGCGTCCATACTGTTGTCAGGTTTAAAAACAACATTAGCAATTTGACCATTATAATTGATACTAGATATTACAATTGTTTCATTCATATACTTAAATTATTTGGGTCACAATCACAATTGATATCAACAACTGTTACAGTTCCTCCACCATTAAGTTTAATTACATTGATGGCACATTTATAAGTTATGGTAACATATAATGGTACATCAATAACTTCGACAGTATTATCACAATATAAAATTTGATACGTTGAACCAGTTCCAGGTCCAAATCCACTATATAATTGGAATGTTTTGCAACAAGATGAACAATCTCCAATAACCGTATACGTCAGAAAATTTATATGCTGTATTCCTGCACCGCCTCCATATAGACAACTACCTATAATATTTGGTAGTGGTACCCAATTATTCATTCCCCCAATTGGTGTAAGACTATTTATAGGAAGATATGCGAGTGGGTTAGGTAATGGATAATATGTGGACATATCCTCTAAAATCCAATAATTATTTATATTATCCCAAGAAATCCTCATTAATACGGTGGGTGGGGCGATAGAGTAATAAGTGAAATAATATGATGATTTACCATTAATCTGAGTTGAAGGACTTATATTTGATGGTAATGCAATTGTACCAGTACAATCCGTTAAATCATCAATAAAACGAATACACTCTCCAGGTGTATAAACCGTAGGTGTAGGTGTAGGTGTAGGTGTTGGTGTTGAAGTTGGTGTTGAAGTTGGTGTTGAAGTGTTAGTCGGTGTTGGTGTTGGGGTGTTAGTTGGTGTTGGGGTCGGTGAATATGTGGTTGTAGTTGTTGTTAAATTTGAGGTTGTAGTTGTTGTTGTTAAATTTGAGGTTGTAGTTGTTGTCGTTAAATTTGAGGTTGTTGTTGTCGTTGTGGTTAAATTTGTGGTGGTGGTTGTTGTTGTTTCTCCAGATATTTGGTATGTAAAGTCGTTAGGTAAACAAACCGATGTCGAGCAGTCAGGACAATCAGGGTTAAACATTCTGAAAGTATTTTTTAATAAATTAAAGTTGTGTTTTACCTCAGGAGCCGATAATGGGGTAACATACATTCTAAATTGTGAAATGGCACCATCAAAAGTTCCCGCAAAATTCTGTTCAATTAATATATTAGTTTTTAACCCATTAAATGTTGTCCCCGATAAATCATTAATTGGGAAATTTTCAGGGTCTTGAATATAAGGTCCGTAAGGTTGCGTCATAGATGAAAAAGTTAAATTTTCTCTAAGTCCTTGGGTACCTCCACCCCACGATATATTAAATGGAACACCAACTTGTTTTTCTTTGTCGGTATCTAACCCTCTTGGGATAATCTCCTCAAAATTTTCAATTGTATGAAATAATTTACCATTAACGTAAATCTTAAGTCTCCCATTTCGATATAATTTATCAATTAACCATTTTTCATTTAATCTAACCAACTCAATTTGTTCTGATGTTTTACCACCAATTTGAGTGTATGGTATTGTAATTAATGATGTTGCATTATTTGCTAATGATTCTAAATAAAGTTTTTCAGTTATATCACCAAGTCCTCCTCGATACCATAAATCACACGTATCTAACCATGTATATCTTTCCCATACCGCATCTACTTGAAACCAATGTTCCTCCTCTAACCACGCGGGATTCTCTAATAAACATGTAGGGTAAATTGGGGGTGTACAATAATCAACAATAGTGTGTCCTGTAGTGTACGTAATTCCACTTGTTTCACAAGAACCCGTAGTAACACAGTCTCCTGTGAATTTTAACATTCTAACTCCGATACCAGGATTTTTTGGGTCACCACATAATCTAAAAGATAATGCGTTTGACATAGAATCATATATTGGATTTGTTTCACAAGTATTTTCGATTGATGTAAATCCTGTATTACAGTTATAACAAGTTGTGGTTGTTGTACAAACATCACATGATGGTGTGCAAACAGGTGGTAGTTCACAATCAGGTATTGGCGTTGGAGGGGGTGTTGGTGTTGGTGTTGGGATAATTATAGTGTCGCATATGTGTGTTTGACATTCCCACCCACAAGTTTCACAAGGGTCTAAATTACAATCACAACCACAAGTAATTTTCTTTTCTGGGTCTCCATTACAACTACTACACCCATAATTAACGTGAGGGTCATGAATATTATTTACTGACCTTGGCGGATAAACAAATACACATCTACTATCCGTAATTGTTCTATTACAACAAGCACATGTTTGTAGTTGAGTTAGACCTGATGTTACTCGATTGTACCCCGAAAAACACAATGGACTACCACTGGCGTGGTGATAAAATTTATTTTCAGCTCTAGTTCCAAAATAAAAAAAAGTATTCTTATTGTTTGGATAAATTTCATTAAGAGTTGTTTCATTAGGTAATGGAGAATACTCATTGATAAGTCTTGGTTTCAAAACCATTTCAACGGACCATCCTTTATTCATTCTTTCAGGAAAAATCTCATAATCAAAACCAAATAATTTATAAAACCCTTGATAAAAACCACCATATAATTCGTGGTATCTACCCTCAAAAGGGCTTGATTTACTAACCACTTCGTATAAAACGGTTTTATTAAACCCCGAAAATCTTACGTTAGGTAAATTGGTGTGACCTGTAACTTGATGTAACTTTAATCTTCGGTCGTAATACATTCTATTGAATTTTAAATAATCAGAATATAAACCTTTAGTGAATGTTATCGTTTCACCCGTCATTTGGTTGACTAATCCGTTGTCAACACCTGTTAACCCAATATCACATGATGTTGATGATGAGTAACAAGTCAAATCATCATTATTTGGATTGTAATAATTTTGAGATACAAAAATATTATTATTATTGTATTGTTTATATGAAAGTGTTTGGTTTTGAACACTTAAAGGATTGTTAATGTCAAAATAAACAGGAAGTCGGTTTCCGTATGTTTGTGCAATCAAATATGGGGAGAAAACAACCTCTTGATTGTAGTCTTGTTCATCTGAGGTCAAAGACATATCATTGGAATCTAAATTAAGTTTTAGAGACCAATTTGAGCGGACGTATTGATTTATATTTTGACTTGCCATCTTTTTTATGATAAATACTCTAAATCGAAGTATTTATTGGAAAATGTGTTATGATAAATTTTAACAAAGAATACTACAGTAATAATTATTACTTCTTTTTAAAAGATAGAGGAGACCAAATCTCCTTATACTATTCTATTGCTGACACTTTAACCGAATCTAGAAAAAAAGACAAAAAAATGGACTTCGATAAAAAAGATTCGAAAAAAGTTAAAGATGTTGTAAATAATATTTTAAAATCAAAAGAAAAACAAACAACAATTGATATTGAGGATAAATTAAAAGGTGTAAAAAAATCTTCGGGTGAGATTGGTGAGTTAGTTGATTCTGACGGAACTATGTTAAGTTCAAGAATTCCTTTGATAAATTTAACCCTTTCCCCAAGAAAAACAATGGACCAAACTGTTGTTATGGCTAGAACAACAAATGACCCTGTAACAAGAGGTTACCGTGTTTATTATGGTGAGAGTGAAGAAGAAAAAGAAAATATTGTGTCAGAAGTTGACTATTCAGAAGCCTTTGGATATGTTGAGACTGAAGGAAAAGATTTTAAAGAAACTATAAATATATTAAAAAAGATGGGTGTTGAGAATCCCGTACAAAGAGCAAAAGAATTTGGTAAATTACCCAAAGCTAAGAAAGTTGGTGGTAAATTAAAACAAAGACTTTCTGAAAAAGATAGTATTGAAGAACAACAAAAAGAAAAAATGATTAAAATGGTTGAGGACATCTTAACTAAGAAATCTAAAGATAGTTCAGACGTTGTAAAACGTGATGAAAGCGTTAGTAAGATATTAGTTAAAAATTTACAATCAATTAAAAAATTAGCAGATAAAGAAGGTATCAGTATTTCTAAATTAATTAACATATTAAAATCAAATGAATAAAGATTTATATGGAAATAAATTTTCTCTACCTGAGGAGGTTGTAAGTTATTTACAACAGTGTCATGATGCCGCGGGAGGTGCTGACGAAAGTGTTGAGGGTTATAAGAGAAACAAAGAACTAAGAGATAGTCGTGAAGTTACATATCAACAATTAAAACGAATGAAAAATTGGTTTGATAAGTTTGAGGGTGACGAAAATGATTTATCTTATATTTTAAATGGGGGTCATTATGTTAAAAATTGGGTTCACAACACCTTAACTTCAATGAGAGATAATGTACACAATACTAAAAAGAATAAATCTGAGGTTTTACCTAATCAATTTATTCAGCCACATGAGAAGAATGACATGACAACGATTAATAGACCTAGTAAAAGTCACAAATCAACCGTTGATAAATATGACACTGCTATCATGGAAAATTTAACTAGAATAAACGATTTAATTAAAAAAATAATATAATATGCCAACAACAGAACCAATTAGTTTCGAGCAACCTAAAAATGATTTATCATCAATTGCTGAGATGGAGAGAGCAAAATTATTCCCAAAGAATGATTATAAACCAACAAACCAATATTCTGCGGTTAATCCTGACGCTATTGCCGATGGAGATGCTCAAGGTAAAGGTACTGGAGGATTTTTAGATGTTTATAATCAAGGTGCGGGAGCAATCCAAGACATTTTAGAGAGAAAGGCCGAGGTAGTTATTAATGAATTTAAACCCAACTCACCGTATACTACACCAAGTGCATAATGAAACTTTACAACACAGTTAAATCTCTTATTTTAGAAGTAGCGTCGATTGACTCAATCGTTGATGCTATAAAAAAAAGAAATAAGATAGTAATTTACTATGATGGTGATGAGCCAGGTGGTAGAGGGTTAAGAGAAATCGAACCTGTTTGTCTTGGGTATAGTAAGTCAGATAATCCTGTTTTAAGAGCTTGGGATAATGAAGGGTCTTCTCATACCGCGTATAAAGGCGAACAACCTTTACCTGGGTGGAGATTATTCAGAGTTGATAAAATATTATCATTTAAACCAACGGGAGAAAATTTTGATTCATCTAAACCAGGATATAATCCATCAGGGGACAAAAGTATGAATAGAGTTATTATTAACGCAGTGTTTAATCAACAACCAACGGAACCAACGGAACCAACGGAACCAACGGAACCAATACAATAATTAAGATATGACAAACGAAAACGACTTAATACAAAAATTAATGGTATCTAAGGCTATTATGGATAAACATAATAATACCCCAAGAGCGGGTAATAATTTAAATATGACAAGTCCAATGGTTCAGGATTACGAAGCCCCACAAGCCAAGTATAACTTACCACAAGAATTTATGCAGGAATCTGTAACTCAATCAGTTCCTTCAACACAACAACCAATAACCAAAGATAGGGTTATGTCATCTAAATTACCTGATGAGATTAAAAGGTTAATGATAGAACATCCAATCAATCAACCAAACTCAATGGCAGGACCTTCATTATCTAATGATTTGATTGATAAAGCCGCAAGATTGATGAATGTTGACGCTAAAGGAACTCCAAGAGGACCTCAACCAAAAAGAGTTACCGAACAATCAATACCGACTCAAGATTTGTCAAGTTTAAAAGAATTGTTAAGAGAAGTTGTTGAAGAGGTTTTATTAGAAAATGGATTAATCGCCGAATCAACCCAAAAATCAAATGAAGTATTTTCTTTTAAGGTAGGTAAGCATATATTTGAAGGTAAGGTTACTAAGATAAAAAAAATATCTTAAAAACAAGTTTACTCTAAAGAAAACCCCCCTCATAACTATGTGGGGGTTTTTTATTTTATAAGGTTGATATTCTATTATTTTCTTATTATATTTTCTAAGACAATTTTATATTATGAAAGAAAAAATTAATGTTTTAGTACTACCAAGTGATAAAAGTGGTGTTGGGAAATTTCGTTCTATCGACCCTCACGTACATTTACAAAATTTATATCCTGACGACTTCCATTTAGACATTGACTACGAACCAAAAATCAATGACCCAAATTATTGGAAAAAATATCAAATCGTTCACGTACATAGAAATATTGGTAGTAATTACGACAATACTCCACTAATCATTAGAAAGTTAAAATCACTAGGAATTATCGTTATTGTTGACATTGATGATTATTGGTTACCAACAAAAGAACATCCTATTCATCAAATAATTGTTCAACAAAAAATTAACGAAAAAATTGTTGCAAACTTAAAAGAAGCTGATTATGTTACAACAACAACAGATATTTTTGCAAATGAAATTAGAAGGTTTAATAAAAATGTTGTTGTATTCCCCAATGCAATTAACCCAAAAGAACCTCAATTCAATCAACCAACCGTTGAATCAGATAGAATTAGAGTTGGGTGGTTAGGTGGCTCATCTCACTTACATGATTTAATGTTACTACAAGGGTTCACTCAAAGAAATGGTAAGGACATTAATGACAAAATTCAATATGTTATTTGTGGGTTTGATACTCGTGGTACTGTTACTGAGATTAATCCACAAACGGGGGAACAAAAACGTAGAGACATTTTACCTCACGAAACTGTGTGGGCAAAATATGAAGAGATTTTTACAAACAATTATAATTTAGTTGATGAGGATTATAAAAAATTCTTAATGGAATATAAAGAACAAGATTATGTTTCAAATAAAGAATTACCTTATCTTAGAGTTTGGACAAAACCTGTTACCACATATGCAATGAATTATTCTAAATTTGATATTTCATTAGCTCCAATCAAAAATCACGTCTTTAATAGAATGAAATCTCAGTTAAAAGTTATTGAAGCAGGATTTTATAAGAAAGCGTTAATCGCGTCTGAAATAGGTCCATATACAATCGACTTGAAACATTGTATGAAGAATGGTAACTTTGTTGATGGTAATGCTTTATTAGTCGGTGAGCAAAGAAATCATAGTGATTGGTCGAAACACATCAAAAAGTTAGTTCAAAACCCTAATTTGATTACAGATATGGGAGAAAGATTATATGAAACGGTTAAAGACAAATACGATTTAAATACCGTAACAAAAAATAGAGCAGAATTTTATAAATCATTAATTAAATAATATGTATAATAAAAAAGGTAAAGTTGGGTTCACCGCAGGTAATTTTGATTTATTACACCCAGGTTATATTTACACTTTTGAAGCGGCAAAAGAAAAGTGTGATTACTTTATGGTCTTTTTACAAAGAGACCCGTCTGAGACAAGATTTACAAAGTATAAACCAGTCGTTCCATTATATGAAAGATATAAAACTTTAATGTCAATAAAGTATGTTGATGAAGTTGTGACATATCAAACTGAAGAGGATTTAATAAAACTTATTGAGTTTTATAAACCTGATGTTAGAATTTTAGGTGACGATTATATTGGTAAGAGGTTTACTGGAGACCATCTACCAATTGAGGTAGTTTACACCACAAGGTCTCACAATTGGTCAACAACTAAAATCAAAGATTTAATCACAATACAAACATTGAAACAAAACCCTGAAATTTTAAAAAATTTAGAGACAAATGATTAAAATACCTATTACTAAAATTTTGTTTCTTGATATAGAAACAGTTGGGATTGAAAAAGACTTCGATACTTGTGTTGAAAAACGTCCTGAAATTGCACATCAATTCGATAAGTATTTCGATTGGTTTTTAAAACGATTCCCTGAAGACGCAATTAAAGGGGAAAACGAAGATGAAAGAAAAAATATTATATTCTCAACAAGAACCGCGCTGGTACCCGAATTTGCAAAGATTGTATGTGTTAGTGTTGCCTTTGTTATGGATAATGGTGAAGTTAAAAAACAAACGTTTTCTGGTGATGATGAGGAACAATTATTACGTGATTGTCAGAAATTATTGGACCGTTGTGGAAGATTGGATTTCTTTCTGTGTGGGCATAATCTAAAGAATTTTGATATTCCAATGATGGCTAAAAGAATGATTATTAATGGATTACTTCCACCATCAATTTTACCGTCATACGATACAAAACCATGGGAAATTAAAGCCATCGACACTAAAGAAATTTGGCAATATGGTGCTTATACGGCGATTGGTTCATTAGATTTAATGTGTACCTCAATGGAGATTCCATCACCAAAAGAAGGTGAAATCACAGGAGATAAAGTACATAATTCATATTGGAACCATGGTAAATTAAAAGAAATCTCAGAATACTGTGAACGAGACGTTAACGTATTAATTGAGGTGATAAAAAAATTAAAAGAACTTAAATAATGTCAGAAGAAATAGATTTAGATTTTTTAAAGAAAAAAGCCGAAGAGCTAAAATCAATACTATCAATGTCAGAAAACAATGATATTGATTATAATCAAATCCTTGAGGAGTTTGGTGTTGATGTTAAACAATTAGAAGTTGATATGAAAAACTATAAAGCTCAGTTAGAATTAGGTTTTAATAAACTACATCTTGATGCCGTAACCCCAAGTTATAACTACCCAAGTGATTCTGGATTTGATTTATACTCAGTTGAAGATATTACAATTGAGGGACTTGGTAGAGGTTTAGTTCCGACAGGATTATCATTTGACATTAAAGATGGATATGAAATTCAAGTTAGGTCTAAAAGTGGGTTAGCCATTAATCAAGGTTTAATGTGTTTAAACTCTCCAGGAACGGTAGATAATGGATATACAGGTGAAGTAAAAGTAATTATATTTAATACAAATAAAGAACCTTTTACAATTACTAAAGGTATGAAAGTTGCTCAAGCAGTTTTATGTCCCGTAGTTAATGGTGGTTGGGTTTATTTGGATGAGAGAAATGAAGTAACAAAAAAAGACCGTAATAGTAACGGATTCGGTTCAACAGGAATTTAATATGATAACAATAATTTATTCAACCCATAAAGACGAAACTTATAATAACAAATTTAAACAACATTTGTTACAAACTGTTGGATTAAAACATGTTCAGATTTTAGAGTTTCAGAACAATAATCAATACAGTTTGGCTGAGGTATATAACAAAGGTATATCACAATCAATTTATGATATTGTGGTTTGTTGTCATAACGACATCAAATTAGAAAATAATTGGGGTAAGAAATTATTTAAAGATTTCGAAAATAACCCTGATTACGGAATCATTGGGAAGGCAGGGTCAACATATTTTCCTGAATCAGGAGTCTATTGGGAACGAATGGCTCAAACAATGGTTGGTCATGTATATCACCAACCTGAGGGTCGTAAAAAATGGGTTAATAAGTATTCCGCAAAATTAGATGAATTAACACCAGTAGTGACTATTGATGGTTTATTCATTTCATTCGATAAAACAAAAATAAAACATAATTTTAATGAGACTATTGGTAAGTTTCATTTTTATGACCACCCATTCTGTTTAAGTAATTATTTAGACGGGGTAAAAATTGGGGTTACATTTTCTTTTGATATTACCCACCAATCAGTTGGACGACCAAATGAGGAATTTTTTGAAAGTAAAACTAAATTTTTAGAGAAGTTCTCGTCTAAATTGCCATTAGACTTAAAACCAAACAGTATTTACGTTCCTAAAATAAACGAAAAACCAACTAAAAATATTGGTAAAGTTTCGGTAATTATACCAACAAAAGATAAGTTCGAATTAATAAGTGAATGTATTCTATCTTTTTACGAACATTGTAACCCTAATTTATTTGACATTTTTATCGCCGACACTGGGTCAACTGATGAAAATAAAGAAAAACTTAAATCATTTATTTCTGATTATAATAATATTAAATTAATTGAATATGATTATTATAATTTTGCAAAAATTAATAATGATGTGGTTAAAAACCATCTAAATAACACTCACGAATATTTGTTATTTTGTAATAATGATATTAAATTATTAAACAACGTTATTTATGGTATGTTAAAAATATTCAAAACAACTCCAAAAGTTGGTACTGTCGGTTGTCGTCTACATTATTTAGATAATACCGTACAACATGATGGTATGGTAATTTATATTCATAACAATATAATACAATTAACACATTCGGGATTAAAAGGATATTATACTTATACACCATCAATAAAAAAAGTATTGGGGTCTACTGCAGCTCTATTAATGATTAATAAAACCATATTTGAAAAGTGTGGTTATTTTAACGAAAATTATCAAACTTGTTTAGAGGATGCGGAATTAAACATCAAATGTCTTTCATTAGGTCTAAATAATTATTATGACGGTAATTTAGTTGCTTATCACTATGAGAGTCAAACCAGAGGAGATAATGATGATAATTACCGTCAAGATTACATTAACACTTTTTATCCTTTTATGATTAAAAACGAAAACAATATTAAACCTTTTATATTTAAATTAAACTAATGGCACAAGGAATTTACCAAATAACAGAAAATTTTGAAACTAAACTATCCGAATATACAGGTGCGAAGTACGTTGTAACAGTGGATAATCAAAGTAACGCATTATTCTTATCACTAATGTATGAGAATATTAAAGGTATGGAAATTGAGATTCCATCCAGAACATACCCATCGGTACCATGTGAGATTATTCATGCGGGAGGTAAGGTTAAATTTACCCCTGTTGAGGGTAAAACTATAAAAGGTGCGTACCAGTTGTCCCCAACAAAAGTTTGGGATTCGGCACTTAGGTTTACTAGTAATATGTACATACCTAACACTCATATGTGTATCTCATTCACAGGACCATACAAACACTTTAAACTGTCTAAGGGTGGTGCAATTTTAACAGACGACTATGATGCGTATCTTTGGTTCAAACGAGCAAGATATAGTGGGAGAAGAGAATGTTCATACCATGACGACCATTTTGATATGTTAGGTTGGAATTTTTATATGATGCCCGAATTAGCCGCGAGAGGTTATTTATTAATGAATCAGTTCTATAATATGGATGGGACTCCAAAACATAATGAGGATTTAGAATTACCTTATCCAGATTTATCAAATTTTAAAATATATCAACAATGAAAAATTACAAATTTACAGAAGAATGGTTTACCAACGATGGGTTATCCGTATTAAATAATTTAGACCCAACAAAAGAAATTCATATCCTTGAGATAGGTTGTTTTGAGGGTAAATCCACTATTTGGTTTTTAGATAATATTTTACAAAACGACAAATCAACGATAACTTGTGTCGACCCATGGACTAATTTTAGTCAAGATAATAATAGTTTAAATTCTTACTTTAAAGATAACGCTGAATGGTTATTAAGTGAAAGAAAAACTAAAGAAATGTTTTTACATAATATTAATGAAAGTACAAACGCCAATAAGGTAATCGTTAGGGAAGGTCTTTCAAATAAAGTCTTACCATTTTTAATTACTGAAGGAAAAATGTACGATATAATTTTTATTGACGGTAATCATACCGCACCATATGTTATGATGGATGCGATTATGTCATGGGAATTATTAAATGATAATGGTATTATTATTTTTGACGATTACTTATGGGAAATGAGTCGGCCAACAAACTTAAGACCGAAAGAATCTGTAGACTATTTTATGTTAACCTTTTCTGACTATATTACCGAATTACATTCAAATTACCGTAAAATAATTAAAAAAATAAAATAAAAAAATCGAGAATAGGTACAGGTGAGTTTGGAAGGAAAGTGAGTAATAATCTTTCTTTACTGTCTATAAAAATTAATTAAAATAACTATGTTTTATACTAAAGAAGAATTAAAATTAATTGGATTTAAATCAATTGGGGAAAATGTTTTGATTTCAAACAAATGTTCAATTTACAATCCACGGAACATATCGATAGGTAACAATGTTAGAATTGATGATTTTTGTGTGATTAGCGCTGGTGAAGGTGGAATTAAAATAGGTAACTATGTTCACATTGCCGTTTTTTGTAGTTTAATCGGGAACGGTAAAATAACACTTGACGATTTTTCAGGATTATCATCAAGAGTATCAATATACAGTTCAACTGATGATTATAGTGGTAATTTTTTAACAAATCCAACAGTAAGTAAAGAATACACTAATGTTATATCAGGTGATGTTAGGTTAGGTAAACACGTTATTGTTGGTGCGGGGAGTGTGATATTACCAAATGTTAATATTGATGACCATAGTTCTGTTGGTTCGTTATCATTAGTGACTAAAGATGTTGAAAAGTCTAAAATTGTTGTTGGTATACCATCTAAGGTCATAAAAAATAGAGAAAATAATTTATACAGTTTAGAATGCGAGTTTCTGAAAAAATAACTATAACAGATAAAATGGTGAGGGATTTTTCCGAACTGTCTGGAGATAAAAATCCAATCCACTTAGATGATGAGTATTCCAAAAATAGTATATTTGGAAAAAGAATTGCACATGGAATGTTATTATCTTCCTTTTTTTCTAAGATAATTGCAACCTATTACCCTGGTGAAGGTTCAATATATTTAAAACAAGATTTAAATTTTAAAAACCCTTGTTACATTAATGATGAGATTGAAATTGTGATTGAGTTAGACAAAAAAGAAAATAATAAGTATTTTTTAAAAACAAAAATAATAAGAGACGATGTAGAAATTATTGATGGTAATGCGATAGTTTTAAAAAAATAAAGTAAAAACTAAATAATCATGAAACTATCAATTATAATATCAACATACCAAAGAACAGATAACTCAACACCTTTTTACTTAAAAAGAGCGTTAGATTGTGTTTTTAATCAAACTCATGAAGATTTTAAAGTTTACGTTATTGGAGACAAGTACGAAGATAATGAAGAGTTTATTAACATATGTAAAAGTTACGATAAAGATAAACTCTATTTTGAAAACCTCCCGTTTGCTAAAGAAAGGGACCGTTATGGTAAAGGGTATGCTCTTTGGTCTTACGGTGGTGTTAACGCGGTTAACTACGGAATTGATAAATCATTAGACGATGGAAACTATTATATTTGTCATTTGGACCATGACGACGTATGGGAACCAAATCATTTAGAAGTAATTAATAAATGTCTATTAAATACAAACGCCGATTGGGTTTGTACTAAGTCAACTTACTTGTCACCAGAAAAAACTATGCCAAAAATAATTGGTATCGAAAATCATTATATTAATTTTCTACCAAGTTATGCGACATTAATCCATTCTTCAGTATGTATGAATTTTAATACAATACCATTTAAATATCGTGATTTATTTGATGAAACAGGGGTTGTTGGGTTACCCTCTGATGGTGAATTATGGAATAGATGTAGAGAACATATATTAAAAAATAACTTAAAAAGTTATTTAATTAACTCAATAACCTGTCACCATGATGAAGAAGGATTTGAAAGAAATTGATTTACATAAACAGTAACTAAAGTATATTTTAAAAAACAATTAACATTTAAGTTTTTAACATGACAGAAAGAAAAAAAAGAAGTACAGTACCACCAAAACCAGTTGATGAGTACAAACCAAGACTAACAAAAAAAGAATTAATATCACAAATCATAAAGAAAAAATCTAAAGAGAAGTTTCTTTCGGAAAGTCAAAGAAAGTATTATGACATTTTAACTAATAGTCAAATTACCATTTGTTCAGGACCTGCAGGTGTTGGTAAAAGTTACATAGCGATGAAAGCGGCGGTAGATTTACTCGCAGACCCTACAACACCTTATGAAAAAATCATTATTGTAAGACCCGCAGTTGAGGCCGAAGAAAAATTAGGTTCACTCCCTGGTAATGTTGAAGAGAAATTAGACCCTTACATTTTCCCATCGTATTATTTATTAAATAAGATTATTGGTAAAGAAGCGAGAGAAAAATTAAAAGAGATTGAAGCTATCGAAGTTTTTGCATTGGCCTACATGAGAGGTATGAACATCGACAATTCAATTCTACTATTCGAGGAGGCTCAGAACTCAACACCAAGTCAAATGAAATTATTATTAACAAGGATTGGGTTTAATTCTAAATTCTTCCTTTCAGGTGACTTAGAACAATTTGACCGACATAAAGATAAAACTCAGACAGGGTTGTGGGACGCACTACAAAAGTTTCAAAATATGGATGATATTGGAACATTCGAATTCAAACCTGAAGATGTGGTTAGAAACCCATTAATTAGTAAAATCCTAAAAAGATACGAAAACTAAAATAATTACGAACCCAATAAGTATAAATTCAATTTAATTTACTTATTGGGTTTTTTACATATTTTTTTACGTATATGAGAATAGGTATAGAAATTAATGGTGTTCTACGAAACACTTTAGACAAAATAGAACAAACTTATCAAAAATTCATGATTGATAAGACTGACGGTATTGAGGAAGAAAACACCTTCAATTACGAGATAACAACACCTGTTGATAGTCTTGATTTAAAAAAACATTTTAGTTTTGAAAATGATGAGGAGTTATACTCATTCTTGTATGAAGAATTTCCTATGGAAATTTTTGGACATGCTCAATCAGCAGAATACTCAACATTTAACGATTTAAATGAAATCTACTTAAAATTAAGAAATGAACATGATTTAATTATTATTTCTGACGAAATTAATAAATCAAAACCCGCTTCATTATTTTTCTTATCTAAATTTGGATGCGAATTTGAAAAGGTAAAATTCTATAGTAATTTAACAATTAACTCTATGTGGGATGAAATTGATGTTTTACTTACCGCAAATCCCGCACTATTATTAGACCATCCATCAGATAAAACATTAATTAAATATGAAACAATTTATAACAATAATGTTGAATCGGAATACACAATAAACACAATCAAAGAATTGGAAGATAAATTAAAAATTATTTTATAATGTTAAAAATATTAGGAGAACATTACTATTTGGATTTAGATAAGATTGACGAATATATCCAAATAAAACAAGAGCCGTCATCTTCTTCGGGTGAAACCGATAGTACACAAATTAATATCGTAAAATACGAAACGATTAAACTCATGTTAGATGTTATTATGGATGATGGAGATGAAGTCGACGAAACTTTAGCAGGTAAAGGGTCAGAGATTACAATTCCATTTAAATTAGCCTTTAACACACTTTTAAATAAAAAATTACTAAATAAATACTAATACAATGAATAAAGAACAAATTTCAAAATTAGAACAGTCAGTTCAAAACATGAAAGATAAGAAATCAAGAATCTATCTTTTAGTTCAGGATACTAAGGGTAATGCCAAAGCATCAATCGCCTACATTTATAATTTAGGAATGGCATTATTAAACGAAGGATATAACCCAATCATTTTACATGAGAAACCTGATTATACAGGAGTATCAGGATGGTTAGGTGAATCATACATGACATCATTACCTCATAAATCTATCGAAGGTCAAAACTTAGAGGTTTCACCTGAAGATTTTATTGTTATCCCTGAATTATACGGATTTGTAATGAGTCAAATCGCTAAATTACCTTGTGGTAAAATTGTGTTATGTCAAGCTTATGACCACGTATTGGAAACATTACAACCAGGTCAATCTTGGTCACAATTAGGGTTTTACAAATGTATTACTACATCAGAAACCCAAATGGAGTTTTTAGAAAACTTAATGAAAGGTATTTCTTATGATGTTTTAAAACCATTCATTTCGGAATCATTCACCAAACAAACATTACCACCAAAACCAATTGTTGCAGTCCATTCAAGAGACCAAAGAGATTCGGTTAATTTAATTAAATCTTTCTACATAAAATTCCCTCAATATAGATGGGTCACTTTTAGAGATATGAGAGGTTTATCCGAAGAAGAATTTTCTAAATCATTAAAAGAAAGTTTCTTATCTGTATGGATTGATGAAACAAGTGCTTATGGTACATTCCCATTAGAATCAATGACTTGCGGGGTACCTGTTTTAGGTTTAACACCAAACTTACTACCATCTTGGATGTCAGAGGATAATGGTATATGGATTAACAATAAAAATCAAATGGTTGATTTTGTTGCTGACTTCTTACAAAATTGGTTGGAGGACAATGTTAACCCTAATTTATATGAGGAAATGATTAAAACAGTTGAGAATTTACCAACAAAAAAAGAATTCAATGAGGTTTCGGTAAAATTATTTACTGATTATATTAACACAAGATTTGCCTCATTTCAAGAACAATTAACTAAACTAGAAACTATCGAAGAGTAATATGGAAAACACACAAAAATTTGACGTATCGGTTATTTTACCAATTAAGTCAGGAAAAGCAAACGGATTTACTGAATATTTTGAAAAATGTATTGAGTCATTAAAAAATCAAAAAGTTGGTATCAATGAATTAATTATAGTTCACACTAACGAAACACATATTGTAGATTACTTAAATCAATTTGATTTTGGTACTTTAAATGTAGTTAAAGTTGCGTGGACAAAAGACGCTAACTACGCATCACAAATAAATCATGGTGTGAGGTCGGCAAAATCTAAATGGGTTTCTCTATTTGAGTTTGACGATGAGTATTCAAGTATTTGGTTTAAAAACGTTGAGGTCTACGCTAACTCATATCCTGATGTTGACGCATTCTTACCTATCGTTGTTGATACAGACCAAACAGGTAAATTTGCAGGATTTACAAATGAGGCAACATTCGCAGCAAACTTCACACCAGAAATGGGTATTTTAACTCATGAAACTTTATTAGAATATCAGAATTTTCAAACTTCAGGTATGGTTATTAAAACATCATCTTTTATTGATTTTGGTTTAATTAAACCATCATTCAAATTAACATTTGGATATGAATTTTTCTTAAGAATGACACATAACTCAGTTAAGATTATGTCAATACCTAAGATTGGGTATAAACATGTTAACTTGAGAGACGGGTCTATTTTTTGGAATTATAAAAATGGTGACGATAGATTAACGGAAGGTGAAGTAAGATTTTGGATTGACTCGGCCAAAAAAGAATACTTTTTTATTAACGACAGGGCCATAAAGTATGAACCCCAAACAGTTTAATGACAGAAATTATTAATTTAACAGGAAACACCAATGTTGAGTTAAAAAAGAAAGGTAGAAAACCAACACAATTAAATTATTTTGATGTTCCCGAAGAGCAGGCCGTTGTTAGATTTTTAGAATCAACCTCCTACGAAGAACGAAATAAAATTTATAATGATTTTTTAAAAAAACCTTTAGATAAGATGATATCTTCGATAATTCGAAGATACAAATTATATAGAAAAGACATGGACTTTACGGAGATACATGTAGACACTCACTCATTCTTAATGACAAAAATTGAAAAGTTTAAACCCTCTAGAGAGAAAAAAGCTTATTCATATTTTGGTACAATCTGTAAGAATTATCTTATGGGTCAAATTATTAAGGACCAAAAAGAAACTAACCGAAAAATATCATATGAAGATATCTCAACGAGTATAGAAAATAACCCTAACTTTTCTTACAGTATAGAAAAAGAAGGTATTGATTCAGAAAAAGTAATTAAAAACTTTTTACTTGAGTTAGATAATTTGCTAGAAAATGAGAGTTTATCGGAAAACGAAATCAAACTAGGTCATGCGTTACATGACCTTTTTGAGAATTATGAATCTATTTTTATCGGTAACGATAATAATAAATTTAATAAAAATATTATACTACTCTCATTAAGGGAAATGACTAATTTGTCAACCAAAGAAATTAGGGGGTCAATGAAGAAATACAAAACAATGTATTATACTTTAGTGGAGAATATGGTTAAATAAAATTTTATAGTTAATATTTATTGTAATGGGAAGACCACAAAAAAAAGAAATTAATTTAACTAAAGAGTCGATGTTATCTTTGATGCAAGAAATCTATAATGAACTTGTTGAACAAAGAAACACTGCGATTAGAATACAAAATAAAATGTTGACAATGATGAAAGAACCTGAAGATATGACTCTAATAGGTCCTGTTATTGAAAAGCAACAAAAAATCATTAACGATTGTGTTGAAAAGAAATTAACATTATCTAAACTGCAATCTACTATGTGGGAAAAATCTAATACCGCAGGAAGTGGTAGTTTCTCAATTACTGATTTAGGTGTGGATGATGATTTATTAGAAAATTTAATACTAAAAGACGCGTCTAAACCTGACGGGTCTTACAAAATGAAAAACTAACTAAAATGGCATCATTAGATTTAGGTCTTGATTATAAAGACGCACAAAAAAAGATTGCGGCGACCACCACATATAAGGATTTAAAAACTCAATATGATGACACTTCTAAAAAAGCTGGAGAGTCTTTTGATACTGCCAAACAAAACGTTACTGAGTCTATAGATAAAGTCAAAGAACAGACTAAAAGATTTCAAAGGGAAATCAAAAATCAATTTGAACAATTACTAGATATTAATAATCTTACTGGTGGTAAGGGAGGTAGTTCAATTAGTTACGTTAAAAAAACATTAATTAGGGTTATTAAGAATATTGAACCTAAAATTATTGAGCTTCTTATGGAAGAAGCAATAAATGCGGTTGGTTGTGACCAACAACAAACATATGCGGCTCAGGTGGTGTATGTTAAAGTAAGTTCAATAGACTTGATTAACCTATTAAAAAAAGACCCGTCAAGTAAAGAAGGTAAAGTCTTATACGAAAGAAATCCTGTTAACGTACAACTTTATCCATTCTCAATGAACAAAGAGTTGTATCAAAGAATTCAAAGTGGTCAACCTTACTCAACTGACAACGGTCAACAATATATTGGTCAATCAGGACAAGCGTTATTTGATATTCAATACGTTGACACAAATAACTTAGGAGAAACTGGTCCGTGGTTTAAGGTAACTCTACCTAATAGAGCAAACAATATTAATAAAGTTGGTACTTTTTTAGCCGATTATTATAGAACAACTAAAGTTGTTGAGTTCACAAATATTATGGCAAATATTATGGAGTCATTAAGTGGAGCCATATCTATTAGTGCAAATGTTGGAGTAGCTCAAGCCGAAGACACTAATAAACTTATGTTAATCATCCAAAGGGTTTTAGGTTTATGTTTTGATAATAAAAAAGAAATCGATGTTAGTGGTATTGCAAAATTAGCCGAACTCGATGATATTGATGAGTCGTTTTTTGAATTCACAGATATTGATTTACGTAATATTGACCAAAGAGTAACTAACATTAAAAATGGTGTGATTGAATTTGAGGATTGTGGTAATGTTAAATTACCCGTTAATTATGATGACATTCTAAATGATTTAGGTACATTAAATTTTATTGAGGATAAGGATTTAGTCGATGCTGCTGACGCATTAACTCAAACATTAATTAACAATCCTGAATGGCAAGGTTTTGCTATTGAGGGGAATATTAAAGCCACGGTAGATTTAAACTTCCTTAAATTAATCGTTCAAGGAATTGCCGCGTCGTTACTATCTCCAAAAGTATTATTACCAATATTTGTAATGTTAAAATCATTAGGTCAAACATTTGTTGATGGTGTTAACTCATTCGTCGCTTTCATGAAAACATTTAAAAAGTTTTTTATAAACTTAATGTCAAAAATAGGAGCTTTATTTGTTAAGGAACTTTTTGAAATAATTAAAAAAGATATTTTAAATTTAATCCAATCAGTAATTCAAGATGTTGCTAGAGAAAAAATGGATAAAAGAATTATTATGATTTTAAAGTTAATCCAACTTATAATTGTTGTGGCTCAGTTTATATCGGATTGGCGTAAATGTAAGAGTGTTATTGATGAAATTCTATCATTGTTAAAGATTGCGACTTCTGGATGGGGTGGTGAAATACCATTACCTCTATTATTTGCATCTCAATTTATGGATGGATATTCTGAATCTCGTGCGTTTATTGGAGCTATTGAGGAAATGCAAAAACTTGGTATCCCAACAGGTACAATGCCAGATGGAAGTCCTAATTTAGATGTTCTAAAAATGTTAGGGCAAATGAAATCTATGTCATCGGAAGAGGCTGAAAATGGTAAGGTACAAATTGCAATACCACCATTAACAATGACACCAGCAGGTCTGACAGTTCCTTCGAGTGCTTTCGGTAAAAAAATGTAATTATGACAAAAAAAGAACAATCGGAAAAAGCCGTAAAAATAATAAAAGACTACAAATCACACTCAAATAAAGATTTGACTTTTGTTATGGATTTTATTCAGGAAGATTTTAAATTTACCAAAGATGCGGTCATTAAAATGACCGAACATTTAGATAAATTAGAATTAACTTACAATACTATTCTTAAAGAATATCAAAACAGAACTATTAAATAATGAAAATAGACCAATCTAATAAGTATCAAATTATATTTCCTGGTATCGTTTACGATAACCAAGACCCGATGATGTTAGGTAGACTTAGAGTAATACCTGAAACACAAACATATAGTGATATTTTAGCTTCAGTTCCTGATTGGAATGAGGAAATAGATAAATGGACTTCTAAAGACCCGTTAATTTTTTTACCATTACTACCTTTTTATTTTAGCCAAGTACCGAAAAAAGACGAGTACGTACATATTATATATCAAAATAAAAAATTTAATTTCCAAAGTCAATTTTATATTCAAGGACCGTTTTCGTCACCAATGACAACACCTTTTGAGTATTATCAAGGCGCTAAGAAATTTTTAGCTGCGGGAGATAGAATTAAACAAGGTATTTCGATTAAAAATAGTGATGGGCAATATCGTAACAAAGATAGTTATGGTGTATTTCCCGAACCTGGTGATAACGCATTGTTAGGACGTGGTTCCGCCGATGTAGTTGTTAAAGAAAATGAGGTTTTAATTAGAGCGGGTAAAACAAAAGTATTAAGTACAACACAATTACCTGTTGGAAATGCGATGAGGTCATTCTTACAACTTTCAAATTTTACCCAACAAAAAGTTTTATTACCCCAAGAAAGTCAAGCTAGATTAGTTGAAAATGTAAAGGTAGTTAAAAAAATAATAATCTGGGATATTGAAAATTTAGAAAACACTCAAAATGTTTTTAATGGGTCTGTTGGATTATACAATGTAATACCAAGTCAGAAAGTTAACAGTAAAAATTTTAAGTCCGACACTATCCTTAACTTAAGTGTTGGTACCGATTATAGTGGCCCTATTGAGGAAGTAAAATTTACCGCCAAAAGTTTTAACGAATCATTAACTTTAATTAATAAATTTAGTGATGGAGTTTTTAAAAAATTTATTGATTTACCTAATTATGTTGTTAACAACCAATTACGTAATATACCTCAAGACCAAATATTTCCATTTGTTGTTACCCCATCAAAATTAACTTATGAAAAAGGTGTTAAATTCTCACCATCACAAGTTGTAAATGATGTTGCGGAACTAACTAATTATGTTAATTTTTATAGTAAAATTAAATTAAATATGGGGTTAGTTAATAGTGGGTGGTTTTTAGTTTGGGAAAACAAAAATGGAACTGCACTTATTGGACCTCAAGGGGATATTAAAACTGAAACAGTTACTCCATCCGAGTTTGTACCTTCAGATGTCACTTATGGTGTCTTAGGAGCTCAAAAAATTTATTTACTATCTCAAGACTCTACAGGACCTAAAGGTAAGATTAGTTTAAGTCAAACTTTATATGGTATACCACAAGATAAATTTATTGGTGACGAAAGTAGTATTTTTAATAAGACATACCCAACAACAAGAGGTGATGAGTTAATGAAACTACTTAGAAAAATATTTTCATTTGTTACTGGTCACGTACATCCTGTGGCTACGGCACCACCTATTCCTGTTGCCGCAGGTAACGGACAAACCTCCGCAGAAATTAATGCAATTCTTGCTGACGCAGAAAATACCATCCTAAATCAAAATATCCGAATTAATTGATATTTATAAGTAAAACACTTAAATGTCAATTAATAACTCCTACTTTAGTAAGAACAATACTATCATATCCAACAGTTTCACCAATACTGGTAGAAACCCAGTTACGGAATTGTTTTATGGTTCTACCGCAGTGTCTCAATATCCTAGTGGGTATAGTAGATTCATATTCGATTTAGACCTTTCATTACTATTTCAGAAGATAAATGACGGTACAATTTCTACAACTTGTAACGACACAATTGTTCACACTTTAAGAATGGTGAATACCTCAACCTTTGATATTGAGTTATTAAACACCTCAACATCTCAAGGTAGAAAAAGAGCCACGTCATTTGATTTAATTTTATTCAGAATCCCATACATTAATAACAACCCACTAAACCCACAGATTTGGGATGAAGGTGTTGGTTATGATTTTGCTGATTTAGTTTATGAATATAGTGATACGGACAAATCTTTTTCTGATAGACCCTCGAATTGGTTTCAAACAACGACAATTGGTGTTTGGACTGAGCCTGGTGTCTACAATAACTTAAACAGTGGGGTTGTTCCTTTTAGCTCATTAACTATCGTTGACACACAACATTTTGAATTTGGTAATGAGAACGTTAGTTTTGACATGACTAGTGAAATTAATTCAATTATTGATGGTTCATTAACTAATGTCACAGGATGGGGAATTGCTTACAAACCTCAGGTCGAAAACTTATCAGGTCTTACTGATACCTATGAAACTCAATTTTTTACAAGACATACTCAAACATTTTACGAACCATTTTTAGAAACAAACTATAATGACCTTATTGAAGATGATAGAAACTTATTTTCTTTAGGTAGAACAAACAAACTTTATTTGTACTTGTTTGATAACGGTAACCCAATCAATTTAGACAATAATCCAAGTGTTACTATTATGGATTCATCGGGAAATGACATTCCTGGATTAACAGGGTTAACCGCTTGTCAAAGAACTAAAGGTGTTTATGAAATTGTTATACCACCAATAATTGGTTATAAAACACCATGTATGTTTACTGATAAATGGTACAACTTAAATTACAATGGTTTCCCATTACCCCAATCGTTTAATGAGTTTACAATACAACCATTAAAAAATTCAATTCAGATTGGTACTAATTCAGTCGACCCTAAATTATATGGGTTTGACTTTTATGGTATTAAACAAGATGAAAAAATATACAATACTGATATTAGAAAAGTTGGTGTTGTCATTAAACAAGCTTACACAACTCAAAAACTTTTACAAAATGTTGACGCTCACTACAGAGTATATGTTAGAGAAGGCCAGACTGAGGTTGAGGTTCAAGGTTGGACCAAAATCAACAGGACGCCAAACGAATATTATTTTATGTTTGACACTAGGGATAAAATACCTAACGAGTATTATATAGATATTAAGGTGGATAGTAGTGGAGAGATAAATACATACAAACGACAAGTTAAATTTCAAATCGTTAATATGAAGTATTTAGATTAATAAGATATTTATAATAAAAACAAAATGTTAAATAATATAAAATTATTAAATTTTACATTATAACCTATAAAAATTAAAAAAAAAATAACACAAAAGATATGGCAAATTATATTATAAATGAATGTTTAACTAATGATGTATACATTCTTTCTGCAGCAACGTTAACTTTGGGGGCCACAGTAGAGTTCGATATTAGCGAGGCTCGATTTTGTGGTACTGTTGGGGCAGTAACAGAAAGCGCGGAAACTCTAAATATATCCTTTGTTCAATTACACGACGATTGTTGTACGTGTTTAAGTGGTCTTACAGAGTCTTTAAATTTTAAATTTATAGGATGTAATGACTTAGAAGTGTTTAATATTGAAGCAACTAATTTTTGTCGTGAATATGGTACTCCTACAACAGGTATTACTTATGAAATACAATTTGGTTCTGAAACACCATTTTGTGCTACTTTTGATGAGTTATCACTAACGGGTGAAACAAATTATCATTACAGTTCAGGGCCATTTTTAGATTGTGAAGATTGTAAAAATCTACCACCATTATCGTCTAACACTGAAACCACCATATGCCAGGAAATATGCGACAATTCGGTAATTACAATAATTCCTCCACATCCAACCTATACAAATAGTGCTGGTAGAGAAGTTGTTCAAATGAACGCGGTTCTTATTGGTGGTAACGGATTAAACGGGTAATTAGTAAGACTAATAATAAAAAATACAAGAAATAACCTTAATTATTTTAAGGTTATTTTTTTTTGTCAATATTTTTACTATCTTTGTACTTAAGATAATGTAATCAACATACAACAAAAAAATGAAAATATATTTAAAGAGGGTTCTAAAGAGATGGTACACTAAATTTACTCTTTGGCACAAGTATCGATTTTTCACAGAAAAAAGTCGACTATCGGAAAATGAAAAGATTTGTACCGCAATTTGTCGTAGACTTATTAATCATCCTGATTCTAAATTTTTAATTGCTCCACTATCAGGTAAGAAATATATCAAGAATGTTACGTTAGGTTTATTTATCCTTATGGACGATAGAAAAATTAGTATTACCAATCACGTATACCATTATGATATAGTTTTGTCTCAGAGAGATTGGGAAAAATTAAATGTTTTGTATGATAACAAAACAGAGATTATGAGACAAGGGTACGAAGATGAAATAAAATCACAAATAGTTCATTCTTTATCATCAATATTAGAAAAAATTGCTTAACTTTGTAATATGAAAAAATTAATCACACTCATCGTTTTAGTCTTAACCACATGTGTTGGTTTCGCTCAGGTTGAATCCTCTATTAAGAAGGCGGGGAACTTCTATGAGTTAAGTGATTTATGGGTTAAAGATTCCGTATCCGTTAAGTTGTTACTTAACACATACAAGATTGATATCACTAATCTTGATTCAGTTAGATTTTTCAAGGACTTCAAACTTAATCAAACGTTACATAATGAATTCACATACGATTCATACGTATATATCCAAGATAAGAAAACAGGGGTTGTCACATTAGATAGTATTCCACATACTAATACTCATCCTAAGTTAGGTAAGTATGTTTTAATCTACTGCTTTGATGACTACACTGATAAGAAAATTATCAACATCAAAGTGTTCTAAATAAAAAAGAGGTCTAATGACCTCTTTTTTTTTTATTCTGTATAATCTTTAATTTTAATTACAAACCTTCTATTAGGTTGTGTTTGGTCAGTAGTAGTTGATTTTTCTTTTGTCCATCCTGGCCCGAACTCAGTCGTTTCACCTTTACCAATAGGGGTCATAACAATACCCGTTTTCTCTTTAATCATATTAGCGATTGTATTTGCTCTTTGTTGTGATAAACATTGATTATACTCACCAATAGTTTTAGATGATTGACATGCAGGTAATTTACCAATTATTCTATCGTTAGGGTCTTTATCTCTTGATGAATATCCGATAATTAATGGGACGTTTTGTAATAAGAATTTACCATACTTAGGATATGTTTTCAAGTAACCATTTAAATTAGAAATAAATTTATCAATCTTATCTTGAGCTTCAGGTTTTAATTCTGTTTTGTCAAATACGAACGGTTCTGTAATATCCAAACTAATATTAGTCGGTGTTGGTGTTGTTTTTTTTGATGACCCACCAATTGTAACTTCAGTACCAGGTCTTGCGCCAGGATATAACATCACATAATACCCTTTTCCACCCTTCTTATAATACATCATAGGTGAAATGGTAGTATCTTTAGATTCGGTCATTCCGATTGATTTTAAGACACTTATGTCCTCTGCAACAATATTACCCGTGTAAACAACTGGTTTACCGATTGAGGCCTTATTAGGAACACCTTCAGGTGCCACGGCAATAAATTTGTATCTTACATTATTATATTGTCCAGGTTGTATATCAGAACGAACTATATCATTCCAATAAAACTCTGTGAATTCGATATTTGTTCTATAGTCCTCGTCAAGTACTTCACCTGTTTTAACATCTACTTTGAAGTCGTATAACTCCCCGTTTAATGCGTAGTCTGGTTTTACTTCACCTGTTGATTTATTAAATAATACCGTGTATAATTTTCCATCAATAATTTTAAATCCTAAACCTGTTGCACCTAACTTATAATAAGTTTTTTCATCATCTTGTTCAGATAAAATTCTTTTTACCATTCGAATAATATCACCTTCGTTAAGTTTAATTACTTTCTTTTCACCAACAACTACAGTGTCTTTTTTTATTTCAATCCACTCTTTTAGAGTTGTGATTGGTACAATACTTTTTTTACCTCCAGGTGTTTGGTTTATATTATTACCTTCATCATCACCAGATGTTAAAGTAGGGTGATTCTTAATATAATTGGAGATGTTTTTTGCTTTATTTTCCATCTTTTTAATTTTCTTTTTAGGGGTACTCATTTTACCGTCATAACTGTCGTATCCCAACTCAGTATTGACATACTTTGATACGGGTGTTATAAATGGTTGTAACGACTCTTTACTAAATTCTCTAACACCAGGTTGTAAAGGAGAAACATAGGACCCTCTACCCCCATTACTGTCAGAAGTTGCCTCGAGTAATACTTTCTTTATTAATTGATTTAGCATAGATATTTTAGTATACTTATAAATATATCAAAAAAAGATATTTTCACAATGGAAGAACAACAATTATTTGGAAAACTATTCGACACAATACCTCTACTAACTGAGGACCATTTAGACGTGCTACTACAATCTATGGATAAAGACAATGCTTCATACCTATTAATACAAGCGGTTAAGAAGGCATACCACGAGGGGGTTTATTCTTTAGGTGAGGCAGAGGTTGTATCAAGAGCAATTAGAGTTATGTCAAAACAGGAAATTAAAAATGAAACAGAAGATTAAATTAGCGTTAATCGCTCACGACGGTAAGAAGGCCGATATGGTATCATTCGTAATGAAACGACTACCTTTCTTCACTTCAGATAATGTTGAAGTAGTTGCCACAGGTACAACAGGAAAACATTTAAAACATGCTGGATTAACTAAGGTTGAGACGATGTTAAGTGGTCCTATGGGTGGTGACGCTCAGATTGCGTCAATGATTGTAAACAAAGAAGTCGATATAGTTATATTCTTTATCGACCCCTTAGAAGTTCATCCACATCAAGTAGATGTTAGTATGTTATTAAGAATTTGTAATGTCCATGACATTGCAATCGCTACGAATTATTCTACCGCTAGTAGATTAATCAGTCCCTTAGAAGATTAAACCGTTAAGCTATCAACAGGTTCATCTGTTGCTGACGCAACTGTAGTTCCAGCGGGTGTTTGTACTCCTGCGGGTGTTTGTACTCCTGCAGGTGTTTGTACTCCTGCGGGTGTTTGAGTTCCCGAACTTTTACTCAAATCAATACCCGTACAAGCATTAATTGCGTTCATAGTATTAGTACCGTATATACCATCCTCAACTAATTTTTTAGATATCTTAGTACATTTATCGTTAATTTTAACTTGTACATCTAAAACTTTTTGTTTACATCTTGTAGGATTTTTAGTTGTTGTACAATCTACTTTTCTATCTTGGGATGCAGGAGCTGCGGTTGCAGGAGCTGCGGTTGCAGGAGTTGCGGTTGCAGGAGCTGCAGTTACAGGAGCTGGTGTTTGTTCCATTAATCTATTTTTATACGTGTTATGTAAATTTAAAATAGACTCTTTTTCAGATTCAGTTATTTTTATAATTTTCTTCATTTTAATAATTAATAATTTAAAGTTTAGTCAATACCATATCTAAATCTGTATCTGAAGGTATTGTTGGTTGTTTAACTTTTGTCTTAGTATTTGTCTTAGTATTAGACGATTCTTTACCACAAGAATAACTGGCCATAGTTCCGTCGACCAATTTTTTTCTACCATTCCCGTAATAAACCACCCCATCAATTATGTAAGCAATACTACCGTCACTCAATTTTGATGATTTCGCTTTTGGGTTACTTGGAATACAAGGAAATTTTTCAAATCCCTTTACGACACTTGATTCCTTTTGTGCCGCCAATTTTTTACCAAGGTCAACACTGTTTTCATATGCGTCTAATAATGGTAAAAAAACATATTGTTTCCATTCACCCTCAGAATCGATGTCCCCATCAATTGCTGCGAATAAACTTTCACCATGTCTTGTATTATATATGTTTGACATCGCACATAAATCAGGAATTGTTGTGATTTTTTGTAGATTACTTTTAATTGCATCCTCATCAGTACCCATACCATCAACCGCTGCGTTAATACCATCGGCAATACCATTTAATGTGGCTCTACTCAGTGTTGATTTACCAACTTCTTTTAAATTTCCACAAGCTTGTAAAATTTTTTCGGCACCTTTGTAAGAATAATTCCCACCATTAATTAATCCGTTAATTAATCCAATCGCTCCACCGATAATTGCTCCTGGAACTAAACCAACGGCTCCACCAATTGCAGCACCTGTTGCCATTGACGCCATTACACCATCTTCGGCTAACTCATTTTCAGATGACATCATAGTGTCGTCTTCTTTAAGATATTGTTTTTTAGTTGCTTCTTTATGAAGATTTAGAATTCTTTTAGATTCTTCTTCATTTAAAAAATATAATTTTTTCATACCTATTTCTGTTTAATATATAAATATCTGTTTTTTCGAAAAAAAAGTTGTGGATTCAGTATATTTACTTATCTTTGTAATGTGGTTGAGGGAAACGATTCAGATACAACTAAATCAATCATAATGGTTAGGACGAAAACCTCCTAATTTGAACGGGATAGAAACGATTTAGATACTAAGTCCCGTTCTTTTTTAAATCCAAATAACAAATTGGTCTTTACCAACTCTAAAAGATAAATCATACGATTCTCTAAAAACGGTAATTATAAGTAATTTCCAATAGGAGCCACCACCATGTTTTGGTACTATGACCATAGCGATTTCTTTTTCTTTTGATTTAATAACAAATGCTACATCATCTTTAATCTCTCCTGTGGTAATTCCTTCCGCAATTTCTCGTCTACAACTCTCAATTATATATTTTAATTCACCGTTAGATATTTCTCTATCATTATAATCAGGAATATCAGTTCTGTTTTTTCTTTCATATGCGTGGGTAGTTCTATCAATCTCAAAACCAAAGGCAATTTCTATTTTGGCCATAATATGCCCAATTTTCTTTTCTAATAATAAATGTTCTTTGATTAATCTACGTAATTCGCTCATATAATATAAATACTTGTAAAACAAAAAAAGGGACGATTACTCGTCCCTTTTCATATTATTTAAGATGTTGATTATCTCAATTCTCTTAAGTCGAATGTTCTAACTCCATCAACTGTGATACGTCCGTAGAAACGGTTGTTAACCATTTTCTTAGCGTAACGTGTCATAATACCTTTAATAGGTGTGAAGTTGAATGGGTTATACATTGTAGGTGTTAATTGTAATGGTACATACGGTGCGTAGATGTAACCTGTGTCTAACAATGACGTTCCTTTATGTCCTACTAACACTGTGTTAGCTGGGAAGTAAGGGTCACGGTAAACTTGGTAACGACCTGCTAATGTTCCAACTCTTTCAATACCCATGTTGTATTGGTCTTGCTCTGGAGACGCGTTAGATACGTGGAAGTACTCTAAATCATCAAAAATAGCCGAAATCTCAGAAGAAACTACAATCCAGTTAGCTCCACCTCTTAATGTAGATTTGTGGATTTGTGCTGACAATTGGTTAATTGCAGTAATTAATGTTTGATTCCAATCTTTTTGAGTATAAGATGTAGTTTGAGAAATTCTTCTCCATCCGTTGTAATCCCAACGTAAGTTCCATGCCGCACCTTTACGTAAATCTCTTAAGATTTCACGGTCGATTTCAGCAGCAACTTGTTCAGATAATAAAGCCGTTAATTCAGCTTCAGCATCGATGTTGTGGAATGCAGCAACGTCTTGAGCTAACTCAGGAGACCATTGTGCTCTTAATTTTCTTTCTGTAACAGATACAGTAACTGAATCTAAGTCGAAAGAAACCTCACCGATTTTATCTTCAAATTCTAATTGTTCGTAACGTCTGAACGCTGCGTAGAATGATGTTCCTGAAGACGCTTCAGTAATAGTAGTACCTGTGTAACCATCTAAAGATGTAGAATCACAATCAGCACATACTGGACAAGATAAATCAACTTCTAAGTAGATACATCCGTTAGCGTCACATACGGTTTTAAACGAACCACCGTTACCTGCAGGGTTATTACCTGATGCCGCTGGCCAATTAGTTTGAACTGTATTACCGTAAGAAACGATTCCTTTACCATATTGTTGAGTAACAACTCTGAACAATAATGCTCCTGTTGAAACTGTACATGGAGAACCTTCAGCAACTGTTAAACCAGCACCTGTAAAGATAACTAAATCAGATAAGAAAGATTCTGTATCCATTTCATTACCGTCAGGTCCGATTAATTTACCAGCTCCTGTATCAGCGAAACCACACATTTTAACAATAACTTTTCTTGTGTTACCTGAAGCAATTTCAATACCATTTGCTGGTGCACCATCATTAATAGTTGCATCAACTAATGACCCATTTGACCATGCTTGAATCAACGTACTTGCAGTGATTGCTGACCAACGACCTTTTGAATAATCGAATAAACCTGCTGGGTCTAAACCTGGTTCAGTTCCTTCGTAGAATAAGTCATAAAGGTTTTTAGCAACCGCTCCAGTTCCTGTGTAACCTGCATTTTGAGATGTTGGTCCGTTTGGTGCTCCTAGTGGTGCGTAGTGGTCTCCTGAAGATACATCACTCCATGGAGTGTTAGTACCACCTGAATACCCTTGAATTTTAGGTACAAAGAAGAATAATTTACCGATTGGTAAATTCATCGCTTGTACTGATACGATGTCATTCGCTAATAATTTAGAGAATACACGTCTTACGATAGGGAATACAACAGTTTCAAATGAACCTGAAGACCCGTCAGACGTTGCTTCGTTAATTAAGAAAGACGCTTGGTTCTCATATAACTGAGCTACGTTTTCTTTTAGGTGACCTTTAAGGCCTTCTAGGAATCCTAATTTATCCCATTTGTTGATAGTATCTTCTTTGATAACTTTAAGGTGTTTTAACCCGATGTTACCAACAAGACCTGATTCTAATAATGCTCCCATTTTTTTGGTTTTTATTAATTTTTTAGTTTATTTTATTTTAATTTTGACATTAAATCTTTCATTCTTAAGAACTGAGGATTTTCGTATGTTTTAGACTCAATCAAGTTAGCCGAAGAACCTGTTGATGGAGAACTTTGAATGGTTCTTTCCATTGATTCATTCATTGGTTGACTTGTCGTAGCCGAAAGGTCATCTTTTAATGTCTTATACAAGTTTTTAGATTCTTTAATAGTTTCAACACTATCAAAACGTCTTAAGATATTAATCTTCTCTTGTTTTGATGTCGAATGTTCTGTAAACAAACGTGTAGCATAAGCTAAGTTTGAATTAAACACTGCAACTTCGTTTAATTTATTTCTGAAAACGTTAAGTGCTTTTCTGTACTCTTCATTTTTTTCTCTAAGAACTTGTAATTCTTTGTTATCAACACTCTCTTTTTGGATTGCGGTATTAAATTTAGAGTGAGCTCTTGGTTTTGATAAACCACCCTTTCTAAAGTTAGAACCGTTTCCTAAAGTTCTTGATGCTTCTTTGGTTTCAACCTTTTTAACAGTTTTCATATCACCGTCAAGATTTTCACCGTCTTTGTATTCAAATTTCGCTTTACCAGTACCCATAGTTTTATTAACTGTTTTTTTCACAGTTTTGAAACCACCTTCTTGGTTAGGTTTGTTTGAGTATACTTTTTTCTTATTTGGATTTCCCATGCCAACACCCTTAGGTTTGATTGACATCTTTTTAGATTCCATAACAGGTTCTTCTTCCATATCCTCGTCTTCTTCTTCGTAAGATTCGTACATTTCTTCTTCTACTTCATCTTCTTCAGATAGACCCATATCTTCTTCACCTTCTTCTTCGTTGAATTCAATTTCATAAACAATTTCTTCACTGTCCATTCCTTCTTCTTCTCCGAACTCTAATTCATCTTTTTCAAAATCCATTTCTTCTAATTCGTCGTTATCTTTTTTAAATACTCTATCAATGATGCTATTGATGTCTTCGTCTTCATCGTCTTCCATACCAAAATCTGACATATCATCCATTTCAAACATTTCTTCAGAATCATCCATAAATTCTTCACCTTCACCAACAATCATATATTCTTTTTCAGAATCTTTAAGATTGATATTACCTGAATTATCTTTGGTAACCACGATATTATCTTCAGGTCCCATTAAACTAAATACACGTAAGATTTCATCTTCGTCGTCAACGTCGGTAAGGTCAATAGTTTCATCGTCATCCATAAAGTCATCCTCCATAGAATCTTCATCATCCATATCCATATCTAAATTATCAGTATCCATTTCCATTCCTTCGTCGTCAGACATATCGTCTTCCATTTCAGGCTCGTCCATTTCAACATCCGTTTCAATCTCGTCTTCTTGTTCAGTTAGAGATTCTTTTACTAGTTCTTTGATTTCTTCCTTCATAGTTGAAGCAAGTATTCCTTTTGCATTTTCCGCAACCGCTTCTTCCAAATTTTTCATTTGGATGATTGCTTCTTCCACTAAAGATTTTTCTTTCGCCATTTGTATGTTTTTAATTTACTATATAAATATCTCCCAATATCAAAAAAGTTTTAATTAAACTAATTTGATAATTGGTTTTTTATTTATTATAAATATTACCATTTTGATAAAAAACAAAAAAGGGGACAAATGTCCCCCTTTTATTATTATTGAAATGTAAAGATTTTATTCTATCACTTCATCTATTTTACTTTCAACAATTGCAGTTAGTCTCCAATCCTGTGTGTAGTTCTCAAAAACTTTCGTTACTTTGGCCTCAACATCAGTAGGGTTATAACCTTTTACTAATTTTTCTTCTCTTAATTTTTTAAGTTTTCCCGATTTTTCATCAATCATATCGGTTGTGATTTTTGCAATAAAATACTTTTCGTCCATGTTATAATTTTTTTTTAATATCCTAAATAATCGTTCAATTTTTTCATTAAGTCAAGTGATTTATTTCCACTTTCCCCAACTTGTCTTTCGACTTTCATTTTTTTCTCCTCTTCCAAGTTCTCCTCAAAGTTAAATCTATCTTCAGGATTTTGGAATAAATACGCTCCTGGTGTTGATGGTGAGGATACTAAGTCAAAACAGATTAATTCAAAATCTTCTTGGACCTCATTCTGTTCACCAACTTTTTTAAGGGAACCAACTCCTCTTGAAGAGATTCCTAACGTAACTCCTTGTCTTAGGTAATTAGCGGCTAAATCTCCTTTAGTTGATACAATACCTCTTTCGTGGAATCCTGGTGATGTAAGTAATTGTATCTTACCCATTAGTACAGGACCTTCCCACCATATTTCAGTTATTGCATGAGAAACTCTATCTAAATCAATTAATGACGATTCAGGGTGATTTAACTCTGAAAGAGCGGTGCCCTTTTCTATCATTTTTTTATAGTTTTCTGATTCTCTTTTTAAAATACGTTCAGGGTATATTCTACCATTTCTGTTTGGGGTATTATATTTCTGTAATACCGCATAAAATTCAAATGGTTTAGAGTGGTCTAACATATTACCTTTAGATTCTTTAATAACCTTAGCATTATGTGTATCTGTTGGTGATACGTAACCCGCATCGTATTCTATTAATATACCTTTACCTATTTCAGTTGGTTGTAAAATTCTTAAATTCATCTCAAATGTTTTATTATAAATATTAAACATTCTCTAATTGTAGCGTATCATCGTTTGTTTTGATTTTTTTAGTTAGATAAAAGTTGAAGTAATCGTTACCGATAAAGTTTTCGTAAAAAATTCTATTAGTAATATCTTTAAGTGAATCTTTAATTTCTTTTGATTTAAAGTCATGTCCTTCATGATTTAAAAAGAAATTAATCTCTAAGTTCATAAAAGATTTTTTACCTTGATTTAATCCGCTGGACCTTAAATCTAAATCTACTATAAATTTATCATCAAATAACTCTTTATCTAAGGATTCGTAGACCGAATGTTTTATGGCTCTGCTCATATTGAGAACTGTCCTTGTCCAATTTTCGCACTCTGTAGTTGGTTCTACCCATGTTTGGATGTTAAGATAGAGTGACTTTAAATTCATCGAATCAACTGTTCCATATACTACCTTGGCAGTGTTGAATCCGTGAATGTGTGAGGTTTTACCCTTTTTCATTAAATTTCATAATTTCTAAGTTTATTGTTTTAATAAAAATAGGTATATTTACTGCAATAGTCAAAATAAATATAAACTCACAAAAACATGTTAATCATAAAGGTAGAAAAAAATGTAACTCTTGAAAAAGCGTTAAAAATTTACAAAAGCAAAGTCATAAAGACAAGGCAAAGTAAGGAATTAAATGAACGAAAAGAATTCCAAAAAAAATCTGTTAAAAATAGGAATATGATTTCAAAAGCGAAATACGTTCAGAAAAAATATAAATCAAATAACGATTAAAGATTCTCATTCAAACTTTTAAGTTTGAAATAAGTTAACTTGTCGTATTTTTCTGAAATTACTTTATCAAGAGTTTCATCAATTCTTGTTTGAGTTGAGTTATCTTCATTATTATTTTTCATTTCAGTTAATTTAGTTACAACACTTTTTTTAACATCATCAAATTTTTGGTTTAAAGTAACGTCATCTTCAGATAAAAGTTTTGTTAATTCTTTTTTATCTGACTCAGTTAATGAATCAATAAAATTTGTGATTGTTTTATTTGCAACATTAACCATAGAAGTTAGCGATATTTGAACAGTATCTGCTTTCTTGATAGGTAATTTCTTAAGAGATTCTGAAATGTATTTTTTACTAGTTATTCTTGATTCGATTGTTAGGACATCTCTCGAGAATAAATTATCAATATTATTATACTGATTGTCAACCTTAGAATTTTTAATCCAAGACTTTAATGGTGTAATATCCGACTCTTGTATTTTATTAATGGTATTTTCATAAATGGTTATACATTCATTCACATATTCATTAACGATAGATTCCGATAATCCTTTATTAGAAGATAAATCATCATATAAATAAAAAAGTTTGCATATTTTTTTATTTTCTAAAACTAACTTTTTAAAGTTTTTGAATTCTTGTTTAAATGTGTTGTTTTTATATGATTCTAATAACACATCTTCTATCTTCGATTTAATTATTCCAAAATTTGTCATCTCTTTTTTATTTATAAATATCAGTCTTTTAGAAGTTTGTTTAACTCTTTTTCCATTTCACCTAAAGAATTTCTTGCTTTAGACAAATCAATAAATGAATCCGAATCTGTTAAGTTATCACTTTCTAATAAAATTGTTAAGTTATCACGTTTATATGATTCAGGTGTTATCTCCGCTTCACCTCCTGGTTCAGGTCCTGGTGGTGGTGGTATTGGAGCCCCTCCACCCATATCTTCAGGTGCTCCTAATCCTCCACCACTTGATTCACCTCCTGGAGGTGGTGGGGTTGCTCCCACAGTTTGAGTTGCGCCTGATTTAACACCATATAGTTTATCAATATTGTCAAATACACCTGTATGACTGATAATAGTCGCCGTGTTAGTTAATTCAGCACCAACCGCTTTTTCAATACGTTGTTGTTGTAAATCTAATTTAATTTCTTCATCAGAGAATCCTAATACGTGTTTCTTAGCCCAAGTTACAGAAACTGGTGCAATACCTTCGATTGCCGTTACTGCATCTTTATATAATAAAACTTTTTCTTTCCAAACATCAATTTTTAATAAATCGGCCTGTGTTGATGGGTTAGTTAAACCTAATGTAAAGTTTGACAATTCATCTTCAAACCCTAATAAGAATAAATGGATGATAGCTATTTTATTCATTTCCGCAATCATAGATTTTTGAATTCTATTAATTGTTCTTGCGAAACGGATATCTTGTAATGATAAATTCTTACCATCACCAACAACTTCCTCAAACCCTAAAAACGCTTTAGGAACTCTAAGGGCGGTTAATAATTTCTTTTGGATGTATTCAATATCGGCAATCTCCGCTAAATTCTGTGCACCTGGTAGAGTCTCAATTGGAGATGCTTGAGCAGGGTCACGTACAGGAATAAAATAATCTTGGTCAACCGCCATTTGATTAAATCTCATATCAACATTACCTGATTGACTATCAACAACCTGACTACGTTTGAATTTGTTCGCAACACGTTGTACATACGACTCAACATCTTTATCGTCCATATTACCTACAAAGACTTTAAAGACACGTCTTTCAGGGGCTCTTGAGGTACGATAGATTAACATTGCGTCTTCCGATAATAATAATTGTTTCCAAATACGTCTCGCTTTTTCTAACATAGAAGTACCATAAGGTAATTTTCTATCATCACCTAATAATCTAAAGTGGGCAATTTCCCATGAATTAAATTCCATGTCTTTAGCCTTCCACTTAAATCTTAAACCTTTATTTTCTGCGGGTTCCTCGACGTTTGCCGATTTTGCCGCCATACCTCTTTCAAGTCGTTCAATCTCAATATTTGGTAATTGCATACATCCAACAATACCTTTTTCAGCATCTAATTTTAAATAAACAAAATTATCACCGTATTTTGCGGTATTTCTTGTCCACATCGGTAAATTAGTATTGATATCTAAAACATTATTAAACAAGTCAATTAAGATTGATTTAATACGTTTAGATTCTGAATATATTTGTAACATGTAACCATTTTGGTCAACAGTTGTTGATTCTTCACCGTAGATATCTAAAGCCGCCGAAATTTCAGGAGTATATTCCATTGATTCATAATCATAGAATGATGCTAATCTTGTTGGTTCATAATAAACCGCTTGAGTGTATAAGTTACTCTCAATTTTAGTCCATTGATTGGCTAAGTAATACGTTTGTTGAGCTTGTAATTTTTCTTTATCGTATTCCTGTTTTGATGTCGTTTTTAATAACTCAGTCTTGTCTAACTTATATGTTGGATAATCTTGATTTAACAGGGCGTTAGGACCGAAGGCTTGAGATAGCCTCTGCCAAACTGTAAATTGATTATTTTGATTGTTTTCCATGTAATAAATTTAATTCTAATTATCTATAATTAAATAGTTAATTTTGTTTACCTTTCTTTCCATTAGGGTCACCCTTTTGTTGGTTTATTTTATTATCACCACCAGGTCTAACATTACTAATACCCTGACCAGGTACGTTTAATTTACTACCATTAAGTTTGTTCCCCGATTTTTTTCTAGAAGTTAGTCCCATGTGATATTTTATTAATAAATATTATCTAATACCAAATAACCAACCGTACTTTTGATAATCTTCTTTAGACATGTTCTGATTATTATATTGACCTATTCTTTCTGACATGTGTGGTATAACAGGATTAAATTCTAAATTTTTCGCAACTTGGTCATTATTGCTAACCGCCCAAGACTCAATCATTGCCTTAGTATGTTCGACAACTTTAGTTAAATTACTAAATGACGACTCAGCAACATAAGTTGCCATGGCGACTGACATAATTAAGTCATCATGATGTCCTTTTTGGTGGTCAGGACGACCATTAATGTAAATGAAAGTATTCATTTCATTGAAAAGTCTTGAACTGTAGATTTTAAACCCATGTCTCATCCCTTCTTCAAATGAAGCAATAATTTGAACTCTTTTATTATTAAAATTAATTCCTGGTATTTTTTCATGGGACTTAGAATCGTATTTCCACTTATTAGCGGTGTCAACACCATCAACATATAAGTCTTTATAACCCATTTCCTGTAATTTTCTTGAGGTGGAAACTCCCATTCCACCTGTGATATCAATCACAATAAAACATGAATACATGTTGGCCCATTTATAACAAATTTCCGCCATAGTATCAGGAGGTAATTTACCAACATATTCCGCAACTTGTTCTCTTTCGTCAAAATCAATGATTTGGAACGAACTAAAGTCTTCACTATCCCCACGAGAAACGTCGACCCCCATAATGTATTTATGTCCAACGACAGGTTCTTTCCAAATCCACAAAGCATTACCCATCATTTTATTCTTGGGTTCTACAATAGAATTTTCTCTAATTGTTTGTAACATTTTAGAATCAAATACGTTATCACCTGAACCTAAGAAGTTACATTCCAACTCCTGAGATACTTTACGTTTATCATATTTTAATTTCTTAACCATCGCTTCAAACCAAGACGAGCAAGGTTTATAACCTTGATTCATTAATTCTCTCAGTTCTTTATAATCTCTTTCGTGTGCGGGTATATGGGACCAACTGAGTATATCTTTTTCACTGTATTCTTCTTTATTTAAAAGATAGTGAATCATATCGTCGGTTTTAACCAAATATAAATCTTTTGTGTAACGAGGGTCACGGTACCAATACATTTCAGAAATCCTGAAGTCATTCATATTCCTTAACGCTTGGTCGTATATCTCATAATAAATTCGGTCATAACCATTTGGTGTTGAGACTACGATTACTTTACCACCTGTAGATAAGGACGCCATACAAGCTGCCCAAAAATCACTGTCGGCCTCGATAAATGCCGCCTCATCAAATACAAGTATTGTTGGTGTAAATCCACGTAAGGCATCTTTAGATGTTGCAACGGCTTTAACCTCACTACCGTTATTTAGTTTATAATGTTTTTGTGAGTTTTTTTCTACCGCAAAATCAATACCGACCCAACTTGGCCATTGACTGATAAAAGCTCTAATCTTGTTAGCCATCTCTAATGACGTATCAAGTTTATTGGCTATTATAAGGATTTTTTCGGGTTTGTTTTTCTTAGCAAAAGAAAGTTTCATCGAAGCCCAAGCTGCGGTAACCGTAGATACACCCGCTTGTCGATATTTTAAGGCAATATTTTCGTTGTAATTTTCGTAATCCTCAAGTAATGATACTTGGTCAGGAAATAATTCTAACGGTACGTATTTAGAAACTGTGTTATCGTATGTTTGTAGATATGTTTTTAACGCATATTGTACGTCCTTATGACATTTTACGTACTCTATTAGTACCTGTTCTCTGGTTAAATTTGACATGTTTCATTATTTTGGTCTTGATATACCTAAACCACTTAAGAAATCATCTAATCCATCATCGTCATCTTCTTCATCATCACCACCACTTAACGCTTCTTCAGCATCATATTGTTTCAGTTCAGTAACGATTTCATTAACCATTCTCTGAATAAATTGAGTTCCTTGTGGGTTACCTGAAAGTATAAGTTTAGCAACTCTGAAAAATTCTTCAGCATTTAATTTAGAAAATCTCATAAATAAGTAGTGTTGGATATGTTTCATATCCTCATCAAACAATTCCATCGGGTAAGCCTCTAAGAATTTTTCCCAAAAAATTGGTCCTAAACGAGAATCCCAAATCTCAGCTGGTAAAGTATCCTCAGCCTTCATAATCATTTCTTGTTGTCTTGGGTCATCAGGTAAACCGTGAGTACCAAATATTTCATAAACACCTTTAACCAATTCATGAACTAAAAGTGGGAACGTCATTGCCCTCGCTTTTACTGTTGGTGGGTCTGTTTCGGTATCAACTTCTGATTGTCCCATTTGACCACCGCCACCGCCAGCCATTCCTTCCATATCAGGGAATAACCAATATGCGTGTTCCATTAAAGATTGCGACACGGTGTATAAATTCATTAATCTAGGGTCAACGTCATTAAGTTCTCTTGAAACTAAATTAAACATATGTCCCCCTTTGAAGGCGGCCCCTTGAATAAGTGAGTTAATAAATCTTCTTTTCGCTCTCTCCAAATCAAATGTTTCGGCATCACCCATAAACTCTTCGATTTCTTCTTCACTTGGCATTTCAGGTTCTTCTTGCATTCCTTGAGACGCTCCCATTGGTTGCATAACCAATTTAGCATCAAACTGCATCGCTCCTTCAGGAATACCCATTTCTTTAATAACTAAATCAACCGCAAGTTGTTCTAAAACTTCTTTGTTTTGCATTTGAATCGACACAACTGTTTGTAGCGATTGCATTGCGGTCATCATTAATGAATTTAATGGATTCGCTCCTTGGATTGCTCTGGTATCACCCATGGCTCTTCTAACTTTATCTACAGAATCTTTAAATCTTTTTGAGGAGATTAATTCAATATAATCCTTATCCATATCCATATTAGGGATTGCTGGAAAGTTATTATAAGGAGTCCCTTTGGATGTAATTTTTCTTTCAATACCAGGTTCCATTCTTTCAGGGCCTTCATAATCAATAGGAGCTTCTTTTAAGTTATTTTTTAACTCACTTAAAAGACTACGTTCACTATTAGTTAAACCTTCACTAACTAATTTTTTTTCTAAAAATTTTTTAACTTTTAGATTTTTTTCTGTATTTGGATTTAGACTCATTTTCTTACTTTAATTTAATTCCTAATGATTTAAATGATAACCAACTTGGTACCTTTGTTTTCGCTTTAGGGGCTGGTTTAACTCCTGGCTTAGGTTGGTACGGTGTTGCAGGTTTTGAGGGTCTTGTTGGGGTATCAACATCAGGTTTAACCCCTGGTCTTGATGGCGCCGTTTTAGTACCTTGTTCTTTAACTAAATTAAGGAATTCCTGCTTAGTCATTTTTGGTGTGATATGTTTTTCCACTAACTTCATAATTTTTTTCTCTATTTCGTTCTCACCAAATGTAACGCTTGGGGAGATGGAATTCAACTTATTTTTTACTCCACCAGCATATGCCGCAGAAACTTTATTAACTAAATTATTTAAACCGCTTTCTTTAGCTTCAGTTTTTTTCTTTTCAGGTAACTTTTTAAAGTTTGTTTTATCGGCAAATTCTTCAGCCATTTTACACCATTTTTTTTGTTCTTTTGTTTTACCATCACCGCATTTGGCGAAGAAATATTTTTGTTGTTTTTTAGACTCAAATTTTTCCGCAAGATTTTTATACTCTTGTAATGAATCAGGGTCACCGTCACCTGTAGGTCCTTTTTGAACTGGGTCTTGTGTATCACCTTTCATTAACCAATTCATTTCAGAATCAGTGTCTTCGGTCATTTCAGTCTCCATAGGTGTTGCTTTCATAGTACCATCAGGTTTTTTCTCAACCTTATATCCCTTTCCTGTTGGGTTATTTGGTAATTCACCTCCTTGAGTTCCTATATTAACAATTTCTTTAGCGGGCTCAGTAGTTTTGGTAACTTGTTCTTTATTTTCTTTTTTAGACTCATTCAGTCTGTTAAACAAAATATCCACTTGTGATTCACTTAATTTAGTGACAGTGGAAGCCTTCAACCCGTGTTGTATTAATTTTAATTGTTTTTGGTTAGTTTTCATAGACAACCTTTTTTTCAAATTCTAAAACGATATCACGTTCATATAATTTATCTTTGACTGTGGTTTCTTCGTCACCGAATCTAAACACTAATCTTTTTTGATGGTCAAAATCGACATCATCACTTTCGTTCTCCCAAGCCATCGCAATTACTCCATCCATAGAATCCATCATTGAGAAGTAATCAGAATTTTGGATAACTGATAATGTAACTTGGTCATCTTTTAGAGTTCCTACTTTTCGTATAAATTCTAAATCAGGTGGTAGTGGGTAACCATTTGATGGTTTTGACTCCCAATTATCCCCCCATATTTTTTCTAAAGTATCAGAAAATATGAATTCATATATGTTATCTCCCTTATAATTAGGGCCTAATTCATTAACATATATTAAATAACTCATTATAGTATCTGACCTTTAACCGTAACTCTAAGTTGTTTATTATTCATTTCAAAAACTAAATTTTTGTGATTTGTTTTACCCACTAATTTAGCGTTAGGGTATTTGGAAACCAATTTAGTTGATGCAACTTCTTGAGAAATACTTTCAGAAACAATCTTAATTTTACTAATCGTTTTTGATTTGTTTTCTTTAATTAAATTAAGTTTTTGTTTTTTAGCTTCGATTAAATTACGTTCGTTTTCCTCAACCTTGAAGTATTTTTTTAATATGTCATCAACTTTAGATTCGGTAAAAAGTCCTTCGATAACATCTTCCATGTGTTTACCATGTTTTGGGTTAACACCTTTAATTTTTGAACGATATTCTTCACCATCTTCTTCATCATGACCTTCACCAAAAATATTATCTGCTAATTTTTTACCCGCAGAAAGTGCTTCGTCTTCATCATCAAACATGCCAGAATCACCCTCAGCCATTTCACCTTCAGGTTCTTCCATACCCATTTCGTCACCCTCAGGTTCTTCCATATCCATTTCTTCACCACCAAATTCTTCCTCAGATTCAATACCCTCAAGTTTATTTAAAATATCTTCTTTATCTTCTTCATCCAATGATTCTAAATTCAATGCTGATAAGATAGAATTAATAACATATTTAATGTCTTTAGATGTCATTGGTTCCTCATCTTCTTGAGTGTCTTGGAAAGCTCTTAATTTCTGAGCTAATTTACCTGTTAATTTTTGAATAACTTTTAATGTAATAACTTCATCTTCTTCAGGTTGTTCCATTTCTTCACCTTCAGGTTCTTCCATACTCATATCATCTTCCATACCTAAATCGTCTGTCGGTGCAGGAGCGGGTGAGGGTGCAGGAGCGGGAGCGGGTGCAGGAGCGGGAGCGGGTGCAGGAGCGGGTGCCGCTTGTTCCTTAGTTTCCCCCATTTTCAAAATGTATTTTGTCGCCGCTTTTTCATCAATATCGCTCTCACCAAATAATGAAACATTTGATTCATATCCTTCATTAATATTAACCTCTTTAGCAATTAAGTTAAGACGTTTGAACGCTTGCGAATAAGAAGAATAGTATTTTCTATTTTTCATTGGTTCTAAGTAATCATTTTCACCAACAGATTCAGTTAGTGATTTTTTAATTACGTACCCATTTTTTTCTTTAACAATTTGATAATTGTTTCCGTCAGATAAAGTCTTTCTATATTCGATTGATTTATCTTCATTTATAGGCGTCGGAGTATTTTCATTATATCTAGAAATTTCAATGATACGGTTGATTTTATCCATACCTTGTAATTTTTCACTTCCAATTGGTTTTAAGTTTCCCATTATTTTGTTTTTTTTTTAAAATTATTTTATATATAAATATATTCAGAATCAAAAATGTTATCGTTCTAACGTAATTGAATCATTTATTTAAATCCTAATGTCGATAATAATGGTTCTAACCAATTACTAACTTCTTTATTACTTCCTTCGATACCTTTGGTGATAACAGTCTCGTCGTAATCAGTTTCGTCATTATTACTATCATCTTTATAATCAGTACCCAATTTATTAGTGAAAATTTTTCCAGAATTTTTTAACAATTCTCTAATATGTTCCCCATAAGGTAATCCTATGTGCACATGAGTCATTGTGTCATGTCCAACCCATTCAGAAACAACTCCAATGTAATCACCAACTTTAATTGTATCTCCGTTCTTTAATTTTACATTTTTAACGTGAGTGTAAAAAATATCAGGAAATCCGTCAGACCCTTTAATCGATACTTGTGTTCCATAAATTTTTCCAGAATTTTTACCAGTATCTCTTATTTTAGTTACAGTACCGTTAGTATATGAATTAACAACTGTATTCGGAGGGGCAAAAATATCCCAAGCATTATCTGATTGCCAATTACCTAATTTTCTACTACCATGATTTTTTGGACCGTTCTCTAAATCAGTTTTAAAATTACCACCAATAGTTGTTGTAGATTCTTTCAAGGATAATTCTTTATCAATACGATTATCTTGATATTGATATAATTTTTCAATATATCCATTTCTTCTCAATACTTTAAATACTAAGTTTTCATCAGAATATTCTCCACCTTCTTCTAATCCGCAAGTTCTATATTTTTTAAGTTTTTTCTTATACTTGTCGATAATTTTTTTAGTGTCATCAATAGATTCATCCTTAACACTTTCAATAACACCGTCAATAATGTCCATCCATTGTTTTGATTTGTTTTTAATCAGTTCAAGGTCAATTTTAACATTTTCTTTTTTAGGTTCATTTTCCCATGTATCAAATAAAACAGAATACACTCCACTACTAAAGTGAGACTCAATTTCATTTTGAACATATAACTCAACTTCATATCCGTAGATGGTGATATCGTGTTTGTCGTTATATATGGTTTTTTTTAATTGGAATAATTCTTCGTATAAAGGTAATTCAGTTTTTGAGAATTGATTAAAGTCAACTAAGATGTGTAAATCAATGTCTGAAAATTTTGACCAGTTATAATTGGCTAATGAACCTGTCATTATAACGTCTGACACAAAAATATCAACGTTTAAAAATTCTATAAACTCATAAGCAATCTCAAGTAGACGTGACCTAACTTTAGGTGACATCTTTTCCATTGACCCATCCCAAATCTTAGGATTTAATTCGTCTTGTACGTGAAAACTAGTTAATATACTTTTTAAATCACTCATTACTAATAAATAGTCGAGTATTGATAATAATTAAAGTTTAGTATATTTGAATTTTTTAGAGATTTCTGTGTTAAAGAATTTACCTTGAGACTCATTCATTCTAAATCTAGTGTAAACCTCATGAGGAACCGCGTCATATTGGTATTTCATACCGTTTTTAAATTCCACCACCATTAATTTGGTTTCGGTATCATACTCAGTTTTTACTAAGTTACTTGAATCTATCTCGTTAATAATCTTCGTCCCGATTATCTCTTCTTTTTTTACTGCCATTTTGTAAAGGTGTTTCTGAATCTATTATTTGTAATTTACCTTTAAGATAATCAACAAACTCATTGTGGTCAACATCAGGGAAAAAACTTTTTAGTTCTTGGAATAATTTTGAATGTAAACTACTAAACCTTTGGAAGTTTCTCATAATATCTTGGGGATAATATGGTGGTTTCTCCAAATCCTTTTCGGACCAACCTTCTCTTTGGAATGATTGTCTAAGATTTCTATATGTTTCTAAGATATCTTTATCAGCACCTAAGGTCTCAATATATTTGGTGTAGTGTTTTATCATATTCATAAATATAACCAAAAATTAAATTTTTTAATTTAGATATTTTACTTACCTTTGTACCTGTTGTTGAAAATACAAAATTAATCCTTATAATTAACTAAAAAACAAAATATGATAGAATCCATGGATAATGGGGGAAAGAATAACCCACCTAAATCAACATCTGACTCATCAACACCTGTGTTGGATAACTTCAGCCGAGATTTAATCAAATTGGCCGAACAAGGTAAATTAGACCCTGTTGTTGGTAGAGAAAGAGAAATTACAAGGATTGCTCAAATCCTTTCTCGTAGAAAGAAAAATAACCCTATTATTATTGGTGAACCTGGTTGTGGTAAAACCGCAATCGTAGAAGGATTAGCAATTAAAATTTTTAACGGTGAATGTCCAAGAAATTTAATGGATAAAAGAATTGTTTCGTTAGACATGACATCGATTGTTGCGGGTACAAAATACCGTGGTCAGTTTGAGGAACGTATGAAAGTAATTATCGAGGAGTTACAAAACGCACCAAATATCATTGTCTTTATTGACGAAATTCACACAATAGTTGGTGCAGGTAATTCATCAGGTTCGTTAGACGCATCAAACATCTTCAAACCAGCACTTGCCCGTGGAGAAATTCAATGTGTTGGTGCAACAACTCTTGATGAGTATCGTAAGAACTTTGAGAAAGACGGAGCATTAGAAAGACGTTTTCAAAAGGTAATTGTTGACGCGGCGACTAAAGAAGAGACTTTGGAGATTCTTAAGAATGTTAAAGATAAATACGAATCATTCCACAAGGTATCTTATACTGATGAAATACTTTCAGTATGTGTTGATTTGGCGGCAAGATATATCACCGACAGAGAGTTTCCTGATAAGGCATTCGACATTATTGATGAGGTAGGTGCGAGATGTCAAGTTGAGATTAAAATGCCTGACATTATTGAAAAATTAAAACAAGAAGCTGCCGACGTTAAAATTGAAAAACTTGAGGTTGTTAAAAAACAAAATTACGAAGAGGCGGCAAATCTACGTGACAAGGAAAAACGTATTCTCAATAAATTAGATATTGAGAAGAAAAAATTTGAGGAGGAACTTCAGATTAAGAAAAAAGAAGTTTCTATCGAATTGGTTTATGAGGTCGTTTCAAACATGACTAAAATTCCTATTAGTAAATTGAATGCTAATGAGACGATGTTACTATCTCAATTAGAGGGTAGTTTATCTGACAAAGTAATTGGCCAATCTGAAGCGGTTATGAAAATTGCTAAGTCAATCAGACGAAACAGATTAGGTATTAAAGACCCTAATAAACCAATTGGTTCATTTATTTTCCTTGGTTCAACAGGTGTAGGTAAAACTTACTTAGCAAAACAATTGGCAAAACAAATGTTTGGTAGTGAGGAGAATATGATTCGTGTGGACATGTCTGAATACCAAGAAAAACATAGTATCTCAAGATTAATTGGAGCCCCTCCAGGATATGTAGGTTATGACGAAGGTGGTCAATTAACTGAACAAGTTAAAAACAAACCTTACTCAGTAATTTTATTTGATGAGATTGAAAAGGCAAACAAAGACATATTTTCAACATTATTACAAGTGTTGGATGACGGTCACCTTACAGATGGTATGGGAAGAAAAATTAACTTCAAAAACTGTGTCATTATCATGACATCAAACGTTGGAGTTAAAAAACTACAGGAGTTTGGTGCGGGTGTAGGATTTAAAACTAACTCGAGTTCTTACGTTGAAGAAGAACAAAAAAGAGAAGTTTTGAAGAAGGAACTTAAGAAGTTTTTCGCCCCTGAATTTTTAAACCGTATTGATGAGGTTATTATTTTTAATTCACTAGTGAAAGAAGATGTTAAAAAAATTGTTAAGCTTGAGTTGAGTATTTTATCTGAAAGATTGACAGGTCTTAAATATAATATTAAATTTGACGATTCTATTTTAGATATGATTTCTGAGGTTGGGTTTGATGAAATGTATGGTGCTCGTCCATTGAAAAGAGCTATTCAGGATAAAGTTGAAGATTTTATATCTGAAGAGGTTCTTAAGAGTAACATTCAAGAGAATACTGAGTACACGTTAATAAGTGAAAATGGTGATGTTAAGTTTAAAGAGGAAAAGAAAGTCACAAGAAAAAGAAAAGGGGTTGAATAACCCCCTTTTTTTATGTTCATTAATAAGCAAAAAATAACCCCACCTTACGGAGGGGTTTTTTATTAGTCAAATAAATAACTGTATCGTGGTTTCGATTTGAATGGGTATTTCACATTACCCAATTTCTCAATTAATTCTTTACCCGTTTTGATTCCATTATAAACATCTTCGATTACAACGTATTCTTCTCTAGTGTGGTAGTCGTAGTACCCAATCGAGAAGTTAATACATGAGAAGTCAAATGTGTTCTTCAAAGCGTACACGTCTGTGTATGGGTGAGATTGATATTTTCTATCAGGATTGAATGTTTCTGTTAAAACCTCATCACATGATTTAAAGAACTCGGTTTCTCTACCAAATAATTGAACTCCCATACAGAACTCACTAACCATCCAGTTTTCAGGAGCATCAAATTGAATTCCGTATCCAACATTCTCGAAGAAATTTTTATCCGCTTGTTTTGAACCGTGGCAACCTGTTTCTTCTGAAACAAAGAATGCGGCTTTAAGATTTGGTAATTCTTTTAATAATTCTAAACATGCGTAAACACCGCATTTATCATCACCACCAATTCCTGTTGGTTCACCAAAATCGTTGAATGCTTTTAATGATGGTTTAATTACTCCCTGAGCGTTAGGTAATTCCATTTCTCTAACGTTAATTACGTCTAATTGATGTACGGTATCAGTATGAGCAATAACACACGGGAAATAGAAATCTTCAGTAATATCCTGAGATGTCTTAGTAGCATAAATGTTTCGATGTTCGTCTACCTGAAATGGTATTTGGTTTTCGGTTAACCAATTAACTAAAAACTCAATCATTCGGTCTTCCTTATATGTCTTTGTTGGGACCGACAAAACGTCCTTTAGTAATTGATAGTTTCTTTCCATAGGCCAAAGATAAGTAAATTACTTTACTTTGACAAATCTATTTTCAAATAATTCGGGATGATGTAAAAATTGGTCAAAATCTTCAAAATCATAACTTCTTTGTTCGCCTTGATATGAATTCTTAACTGAAACAACAACATGGACTTTATTAGTTTTTGGGTCCATTTTAATTATACTAAATGTTTTTGTTTCGTCTTTGGGTAATTTGTAATTAGTTTCCATGTCGTACTTACTTAAAATTTTCGAAGCATTATCTGAGAATTTTTTAATATCCTCAAATTCGTCAGAATCCTCAAGTTTAGTAAACATCTTATCTAATTGCCAACCACAACTACGATTGAACGATTCATCATCAAAATCAATACAATCCTGTTCATAAGAATATTCTTCCCATCCACCAAGATTTCCTGATTTATGACCAATATCACTTAAAACCTCACTAACCGTGAAATGTCTTTCATCAACCATTTTATATAAAGATAATAATACCGACACTGTTGTCACATAACTATAAAAACAATTACCCATATTGAATATTCCATAATTTTGGAAGAAATTACAACAGTCGTCTTCAATCATCTTACGGGCACCTCGTTCTTTACAGTTATTTTTTTCTGACAACCATTCAGATTTAATTCCCTCACATTCACGTTCAAATGTTGATAATAGTAAATTAGACGCTTTTTCCCATTCTTCATCATTTCGTAACTGAGATAGTTCTGGCGATAATAATTTTAAAATTTCTTTTAGTTTAATTTGGTTTTCGTCATTTAATTCCCGTAACAAATAACCCTGTTTCCAATCCTCATCAGCGAAATCTTCACTTTCAAATTGGTAGGAATCATAATTAGAATATACGTAATTTCCAAACCAAATATCTCCTTCAGTTAACTCAAATAATTTCCAATAATCCTCATAATCATCAAACTTTAATTTAACTCTACTTTTACCAGGTGTTTGTTCATTAAACTTAATATCATATACAATTGGGTCAAATCTATTAGCATCCCAGTTATTAACCTTTTGACCGTTTTTAATTTTTAATAATAAATCGTATATCTCACTATTCCCCATAATATCTTGGACGTAGGGTTTTAGGTACGGATACTTAAATGTGATGTTGTCGTAACTTTCAAGTTTTAATTCGATACCTGAATAATATTCAAGCTCACCATCGGTAGGTTTGTATAGTGTGTATATATACTCAGGGCCAGGATTGTATTTACTCACGGCAAAATATAAATCACCATGACTAAAATCTCGGTCATACAATTCAGTAACCTTGGGGGGTCCGTAATAGGTCGCTGCGTTCTTATTGAACACCTGTACCAATACGACATACTCGTTCTCAAATATTATCTTAGCGTTTTTTGATTCCTCCACAAATATTTATTTACATATAAATATAAAATAGTTTGGTAATTGGTAAAACTTTACTATCTTTGTAAAAGAAATAAGTTCTTTAACATATGGGGGTAACTTGGAATTGACTGGCATTGTTAGTTATTCGGGGCACGCAGTGAGATGTATCCTATCACTTAAATCTACGGATGTAAACTGTAAACGGAAACGTTTTAGACAAAATGGCGACCATCGGATTAATCCGTGAAGAAGCTGCGGTTGTTGCCTAACATATAGGAAACACCATACGGGTCGGTGGACATACAACCTAGGAACAGAAGTCTATACAAAGGTGGAAAAATGACTGAACCCAAAATCGAGTCATCCATTGGTTGTTAGTTTACGATGGTGAAGAACGAACTAACTATTTTTGGAACATTAGAAAATGTTATCCTAAGCGTGTAGTCCTTAATAGGTAAGGTGTACAACACGAGGGTTCGAACCCCTCTACCTCCACTCATTAAACCTCATCTTCGGATGGGGTTTTTTTATGCGTTAAAATTATAGATTAGTGTTGTATGATTATTATATTTTAGTGCATAAAAAAAGGGAATAACATCGTCATGTTATTCCCGTTGGGCTTTTTACTCAGTGGTACAACCTTAACCACTCCATCAGTTTGTGACACCGAATGGGACCTTCTATCGTGAGGTGAATATCCGCGACCTAAACGTCTATGTTTTTTGGTTTTTTACTTATTTAGACACCTATAAAAAACCTGTGGTTATCACAAAAATCCACAACCTAAGAATATCGGTGTTGACGTTTTTTATCTTTTAGCGAAGATGTCTTGTCTTGACACAAACACACTAGTTTTTTGTATTTATCAATCAGAGCAGATAAAGGTTGTAACATAGTATAAAACCAAAAACACACACTCTATGGGACTTTTTTAAGGGAAAGTTTAAACTCATTACCTTGAGGAATATACCGTAATTACCTCTTTTCTCTGTATTGGAGTCACTGTTTTCATAGTTTTGGTTGGCTAAAGGCTGAGAATACACCGTTTTGTGAGAATCTTTAGAAGGATTATTTGGTTCCCTTCATTTCCACCATCTTTTGAATGGTAACTCTCATCGCCGATTGGTTAGACCAATCACTCCTTAAGGTTTTAACTACTCTATTACTACTCTACTCTCTTCAATCTTGCGAACTGACTCAGGATTCGACTCCTTGGAGGTTTTTGGTAACAATATACATCGACTTGCGGTCTCAGTATGCCATGAACAACTCATGACTATGTAGGCGACTTTCATCAAAACCTGACGAACACTTTTGCTTATATGTCTTTTAGTTTTACTTAAATTTAGTATAAGTTTTGTGTTGTGGATGATTCCAAGTAGAGGTCCGTCTTAAGCCTCGTTATCTTTTGAACAACAAGATACTTGTCTACTC